ATGCTCGACTGGACCGACCGCCATTGCAGGTCGTTCCACCGCACGCTGACGCGCAATACGTGGCTGTATACGGAGATGATCACGACGGGCGCGCTGCTGTTCGGCGACGCCCAGCGGCATCTTGCGTTCACGCCGAGCGAATCGCCGGTCGCGCTGCAATTGGGCGGCAGCGAGCGGGACGATCTCGCGCGCGCGGCGAAGCTCGGCGAGCAGTGGGGCTACGACGAGATCAACCTGAACTGCGGGTGCCCGTCCGAGCGCGTGCAGCGCGGTGCGTTCGGTGCGTGCCTGATGAACGAGCCGCCGCTCGTCGCCGACTGCGTGAAGGCGATGCGCGATGCAGTGTCGGTGCCGGTGACGGTCAAGCACCGGATCGGCGTCGACGCGGTCGAGGACTACGCGTTCGTGCGCGACTTCGTCGGCACGGTGGCCGAGGCCGGGTGCGAAACGTTCGTCGTGCATGCGCGCAACGCGATCCTGAAAGGGCTGTCGCCGAAGGAGAATCGCGAGATCCCGCCGCTCAAGTACGACTATGCGTATCGGTTGAAGCGCGATTTTCCGTCGCTGGAGATCGTGATCAACGGCGGCATCACGACGCTCGATGAGGTTGCGCGGCATCTCGAGCACGTCGATGGCGTGATGCTCGGCCGCGAGGCCTATCACAACCCGTACGTGCTGGCGGAGGTCGATGCGCGCTTCTACGGAGCGACCTCGGCGGTGCCGACGCGCGAAGAGGCCGAGGCGCAATTGATCGCGTATTGCGCGGCCGAGCTGAAGCGCGGCACCTACCTCGGCGCGATCGTGCGGCACGCGCTCGGGCTGTATCGCGGCATGCCGGGCGCGCGCGGCTGGCGTCGCGTGCTGTCCGACAACAAGAAGCTCGCACGCGGCGATCTGGCCGTGTTCGACGAGGCGCGTGCGCATCTGAACGCGGCCGAAGAAATTTTTGAAAAAAATGCTTTGCAAGATTCAAAAGACTTCGTATAATCTTGTTCTTCGCTGCTGAAACAAAACAGCGAAACGAAGCAAGCAGTATCAGTGGTGGCTGTAGCTCAGTTGGTAGAGTCCAGGATTGTGATTCCTGTCGTCGTGGGTTCGAGTCCCATCAGCCACCCCAACAAATTCAAGCACTTGCAGCAGAGTCAAGCTGAGGTGGTCCAAATTTTGGAAGATGAGATTCCGAAATTTGGAAGATAGATCGAGCAAGGCCCGCCATTGAGCGGGCCTTTTTGCGTTCGTGCCATCGGGGGTGGTATGTCAGAAGTCTTGTCGTGGATCAAAGATTGCGGACAGTTTTTCGTAACAAATCCGGGTGCAATGTTATCGGCCCTTGTGATGGGCGCCGTTGGCGGCTTCGCGTTTGCGTCAAAATTAGCGAAAGCAACAATCGCAGCGAAAGATGAGCGAATCAACGGGTTTGAGGATCAACTGAAGGGCGCCGATTCCACGATCGCCGAATTGAAAGTGCGCCTCTCCGACGCGCATAAGCGGCTTGGCATTGAGCCAACCGGGCCGCATAAGTATGCGGCGATGACAGGGCAAGAGCTGCAGCGATGCGCAAAAAACGTCGCTGGTGATCTACGAAATATTGTCTCTGCATACAAGGAAGCGCAAAGCGCTATTAGTCAATCGATGACGGACAGCGTCGCCAAACTTTCAGGAGAGGAGAGAAATTTGGCGTGGCAGCGCGGCGTAAGTCGGTCGATTCAAGCCATCGAGGAGTTGTTGGATACGTACTCTCGCCGATTTCAGTCAGATGTTTCCGTGCTTTATCAGGAATTGCGCCGGCGCGGTGGAACGATTGTCGGCACCCGAGAATCAACTGATCGTATCGAGGCCTACCTGAGTAATCCTGTCAACTCATTTGGCGTTGAAGAACTAGCTCGAGCGTTGGAATCCACGGGAGCAACGTTGCCCACTTAGAAGTTCATCGAGTCGCGCGTACTTTTCTCTGGCGACGCCGGTCGTAGGTCTTTCTCACCATGCGTTCATCTGCATGGCCAGTCGCGTCGATGATGCGATCGTCGCCTTCCTCCTGGCGATCTGTCACGGCGGCCGGCCGCATGTCGCGCAGCGCAAACCGTTCGAACGGGATGCTGCGCTCCTGCGCCTCCTTCTCGCAATAACCCATCAGCCGCGACCAGTTCGTGTTCCATCCGCTGCGCGTGTACACCTGGCCGGCGGTGTTCCCGAACACGTGCACGCTCGACGTGCGCTGCAGCGCGAGTGCTTCGTCGATCACCGCCTTCAGCTCGGGCGACCACAGCACAAGTTTCACGCGCTGCTGCTCGCCGGCCTTCCGTTTCCCGATCGGCACCTCGACACCTTCCGGCCGGATACTTTGGCGGTGCAGTTCGCGCATCTCGGTCGGTCGGCTGACGGTCAGATAGGCCGCCTTTACGCATAGCGCGAGAATCAGGTACGCGGAACTCGGGTGCTGGTCGCCGACGCTCCGGCGCGACCGCGCCACCTCCACCGCGAGATCGATCTCGTCTTGGCGCACGTAACGCTGGCGTGGCCGCGTCGGGTTGTACTCGATGCCGCGGCACGGGTTCGTTTCGAGCTCGCCGCGGCGCCGGCCGTATTCGAGGACCGCGGACAGGAGGGCGATTTCCTTGTTCGCCTTCGCCGGCGCGCCGAGCTGCGCACGTTTGTCGAGGTAGCCATAGACGTGCTTCGGCTTGATCGCGACCGGCGCCATCTTCCCGAAGACCTTGACCAGGCGCTTCGACTCGACGCGGTTCTCGTCCAGGGTGGACTGGGCCTTGCGGCGCTCGTCGGTGTGAGGCAATCCGTCCTGCCATTCGAAATACCGCGCGACGAGCGCCTCGACCGTGCCGGGTTCGATCGCGTTCCCGTTGAGCGCCTCCGCACGCTCGATCGCCTGCTTGCGGATCTCGGCGAGCGCTTCCTTGTTGTGCGCCGGCGCTGATAGGCGGAACGCCCAGCGGCCATTCGGCAGCTTGTAGCCGAAGCTGACCTTGTGTTTCCCGTAATGGGCGTAGAGCCGGAAGGGCAACCCGTCCGGCCGCTTGCGTCGTCCGATCATGATTAGAGTGCGGCGAAGTTCGGTTCTTCTGAGGCGGCGGCGCGGTGCCGGCGCGCAGGGGATGGCGCTGCGGTGCCGTTCATACGGGCGTCGTAGTACTGGCGCGCAACGAGCGGCACGCCGGCGATGTTGACCGCATACGGCCAATGGTTGCGATCGAGCCAGCGTTTCATGCAGGCGTGACTACGTGGCTTGCAGCCGACCAGCTCAGCCAGCTCGGGCGTGGTGAGATAGAGGCTCATGATGCGATCCTTCGAAATTCCACGACCCAGACCCACGGGTTCATGTCCCAGCCATGCCCACGCGCGGCGTTCAGGCTGTCCCACAGGTCATGAAACGCGCGAATGCTCGGCGGCCAGTAGGCGCCAGCGCAGTACCCGCGCATGTGGTGGTCGGCGATCGTCACGCCTTCGGCGCGGGCGTCCGACTCGCTGATTGATTGCAGGCGCTCGGCGCGCACACCGGTGATCTCGAGCGTGATGCGCGACGCCCAGCGCGGCATGTGGATGGACGGTGTCCAGCCGCGCGATTTCTTGGCGTCGAGCGCCTGGAACGTGTTGAGATCGATGTCGATTTCGGCGCGGCCGTCGTCGGCCTGGTACGCGATGCCGGCATAACGGCGCGCCGGCCGGCCACCCTCGAACGTTTCGGTACCGATGCGGCGCACCTCATGCGTTTCGCGAACCCAGAGGCGATTGCCGACGTCGCCATGCGGGCAGACGTAGCAATCACCGGTGCGCGTGTGCCAGATCGCAGCCAACTCTGGCGCGGGTGTTCCGCCGGCATACGTCACGGATCCGCCGCCGGCCGTCGTCGGCTCCCAGACACCGAGCGGGTTGTTGTGCGGCAGTTTGATGATGCGGCGGGTTTGCGTCTTCCGGCCTTCGAGTATTGCGCGCACCATCGGGCCGCTGAACAGGATAGGGTGCTCTTTCATCGTGCCTCCGGGAATTCGTCATGGGTGCGGCCGTCGAGGTGGCGGCCAGCGGTCTTCTTGCCGATGCGATACACGATCGGCTCGTCGTCGTAGCTCAGGCCGTCATGCTCGCTCGGCGTCATCGTGCTGAACGACCATTCATCGCCGAACCAGTCGGCGACACGCTCGGTGCGCGTCAGCGGGCCGCCGCAGTTTTCGCCCGGCGCCCATTCGCCCCATTGCTTGAACAAGAACGGGACACCGGCAACTGCGCATTGATCACGCAGATCCCGCGCCCATTCGGGGTGCATCGGCCGTGCGCCGGGGCCGCTTTCGCCGCCGACGATCACCCAGTCGACCGCGTTCTCTGGCGATATATGGCCGCCACATTTGTGCGCGCGGAAGCCGCGCAGCACGTCGTCGCAGTAGGACCAATCGCTACCGGGTGAAGACCGCATGACGCGTGTCAGATCCACCGGCCCGAGAAGCGGCTCCATGGATAGAAAGCGCACGCGCGCCGGCACCGCGAGCAGCTTCGGTATGTCGCGGTTGGCTTCTTCCTGGTTGACGACCGTCGCGCCGAGCCAGATGTTGTCGTGCAGTCGCGGTTTCGCGATGCGATCGAGATCGAATTGGTACTGAGCGGCTTCGCTGACCATGGACATGACGTTTCCGATCCGCTTTGTCAGCAGCAGCCAGTCGAGATTCGGCGTGCGCTCGATCAGCGTGAACAGGTCAGCACGCCACGCCGGATCGACAGCGTTGTCGAACACGTCGGCGAGCGACGCGCAGAACACGCGCTGGCGCCGGCCGTGCGCGGCGAAGAACTCGGCGTGCCGCGCGTTCCATCGGAGCGGCTGTCGCCAAGTGGACGCCGACGTGCGCACGCGCTCGCCGCGCGGCCCCCAGACGACCTTGTGCATGCGCTTGTCCATCAGGTGCTCGGCGTAGCAGTTGTCGCAGCCGGGGGATACCTTCGTGCAGCCAATCCATGGCGAGAAGGTATGATCTGTCCACTCAATCATCGAATTTTCAGCCATGGCTCAGACTCCGGAAGGGGCTTTGAAAATTGCCGCCAAGAAGGCTGGCATGGATTTGGCCACGTTCATCGCGAAAAGCGAGAAGGAAAAGCGATGCACGTCGTGCAAGCAATGGAAAGATCGTTCGCTTTTTAATCGTGACCGTACGAGACACGATGGCCTCTCGGCCAAGTGCCTTGGGTGTAGCCGCGTGAAAGCTGAAGATCGAGTCGTTACAAAGGGGCGACAGTCGCCGATGCGCGGCAAGGAGTTCTCGGCAGAGGCTCGTGCACGCATGGGTAGACCGAAGGGTTTTGCTAGCCCAATGAAAGGCGTTCCACGTAGCGCCGAAACGAAAGCGAAGATCAGCGCAATCGTGCGGGAGCGTGCGCTTCGGGGGCCGGCTGCACCTCGTTACATCGATGGCAAAAGTGCCGAGCGTCAAAATGGGCGGGGCAGCTTGGAGGCCAAGCGTTGGCGGTACGACGTGATGTCGCGGGATGGCTGGATGTGTATCCACTGCGGCGACGACAAAGGTGGAAATCTTGAAGCTCACCATCGCAAGGAATGGGCGGAATATCCCGAGCTGCGCTTCGACGTCAGCAATGGCATTACCCTCTGCCGCGCGTGCCATTGGCTCGCTCACGCCTACCATGGGTGTGTGCCCGGGCTGAATTAGCGCGTGGTCGCACCACTCGATTTTTGTGTTCTCGCTCATGGTCTGTTGTCCGCACCGCAGTTGGGGCAATCGATGGAATAACGGTCAGCGTCTCGCAGGAAGCGGCCGCATCCGACGCAGTTCACGCGGTCGGCGCGCTGCTTCCGCGGCTTGGTCAGCGTGATTCCGGTTCCAGCGAGCGCCTCGTCGCGCCTGATGTACTGCACGTCGACGGCCGGGCGCGTCTTGGCGTCGATGTACTCCTTCGGCCACGGGATGTCCGTCTCGCGGATGTTGTGGTGCTGCTGCGCGTCGTCCCTGGTGAAAAGCCGAGCTTTGCGCAGATCGGTCGTATAGCCGTCGGGATCGGCCCACCACAGCACGTCGTTGCCGACGAACGAACGGCTGTCCTGAAGGTAGAAAAGTGCGGTCATATCTGGATGTCCACGTATTTGGTGGTGAAGCGCGCTTCTTCGCTGTGGTGCCGGCGATAGACGATACGAATGCCGCCACCGAGGTCGAGCGGCCGGCCGCGGCCGTTGTCGTCGTTCAGCTCGGCTTGGTGGTCGCAACAGACCGAGCGCAGTGTGTCGGCGAGGGCGACGGGATCGACCAGCAGTCGAAGCAGGAAGTCGTGGTTGATCTCGATGATGGTTCGCGTGCTCATGCCGCATGCTCCTCTTCGTCGACGTCCATGGGCTGCGCAAAGACACGGCCGCGCTTGCCGACGGGGATCGTCACGAGACCGGCCGCGGCGAGGAACGGATTGCGCCTCATCGCCCTGCGCGCTGCGCGAGCAGCTTCGGTTTTGATAGCGGCCGGGCACGGCACATCGGGCCCAGTGCCGACAGCCCAAACCGCACGCCACTGAGCGCGGCCGACCGGAGGAATCCAGTCGACGATATGCACTTCGGTGCGGTGGATCGTCAGCAGCTCGCTGACACGTTGCTGCGACACGCCGCAGCGCTTGACCAGCTCGCGAACCGACAGCGGCTCCCGCTCGAGAATGGCGCGCATCCTGTCCCACGCCGGAGTGGCGCGCGACCTGCAGTCACGCTGCGCCCGCTTGATCTTGAGCACCCTGGTCGCAAAGGTCTGGACTGACTTACGCGAATGACGCGGAAACGCTGCGTACAGAGCCCTTGACGGGATGGGGGACGGATAGAGGCGGGCGAGCAGGCGCGCCTCGGCGGTCGTCCACAGGTTGTGTGTCGACGTCGACATGCTACGATCCTCGAAACAGAACAACTCGGGGTAGATATGGGGAAGGTCTCGCTCGGCGCATGCGCGCTCATCGTCGTTGTGTTCGCGATCGTGGTCGCCGCGTGGATGCTGCGGTACACGCCGATCAACAACGCCATGGTCTGGGACCGATGGAGCCACGACATGTGCTTCGTCCAGCTCGCATCGCAGGGCAAACGGCTGCAGTGCATGAAAGACGAATAAAGGAGACGGCTGTGGCGTACGAACCGACACCAGGTACCGAACCGTTTGAAAAGGGCGGTGACGTGCACTTCTCGCTGACCGTCGACGGCGTGGTCCAGCGCTTCTGCGTTTCGCGAGAGGCGCTGGTGGATCACTTCGGTGACCCGCCCGGGACCGCTTCGGATCGGCTGGCCGCGTTCGAGCGCGGGAAAGAGCGAATCTACCAAGCGGCTGCCGGCAAACTGGGCGTTCCCGCGAGCGGTGTCATCGTCGTCGGCACATTCGATTTCGGTAGGAACCCATGAATGCATGTTTTCCTGATGCGCGGCTACGAGATGAATTGCGCGCTGCGCTCGACCGATGACGGCAAGTTCGCCGCATAGGTGGAAGTGACGAGGTTGGGTTTCAGCCGGGAGGCTGCGTTTCGCAATCTCGGCGAGTTCGTCGCGGAAGCCGAGGTGGTCGCCTATGCGAAGAATTTTTCGGAACAGTGGCTTAGCGGCTACGCATGATTTCAGATCCAGGAGTCTCAATGGCAAAAAAATCATCTACGGCGCTTGCGCCGCTCATTGCAGCTGTTAAGGAAAGCAAAGATACGTTGATTGAGGTTGCCAACATCGGATTGGAGGCCGCAACGAGCAGCGAGGTGTTCAGTAAAGTTCCTGTGCTCGGTGCGATAGTCAGCGTTGTCGGGTTCTGTGACGCTGCAATGAGCCTCAAGCTGAGGCGGAATGTCGCCGCGTTTCTCGGTGCCTGTGGGAAAGTGCCTCAAGCTGATCTGGATCGGCTGTATGAAAAGGTGATGGGTGATCCTCGCTTTCGAGATGAAGTGCCGGATACGATAATTCAACTCATGCTTGATAGCCACAAACCGATCAAGGCGGAAATCGTTGGTCGATTGTTTGGTGGATTGGCGTCCGGCAATATTCAACTCAGCCAGTTCAACGATTTGGCACTATTGGTTTTGAGTGCATCCGTTCCTGCATTGATGGCACTGCCTAGCTTCTTCGAAGGTAATGCGAATCGACCATTTTTAAGTCGTGGGGGGCAGCTAGAGCAAGAACCTCTTTTGATTTCCGTTGGAATTGCTTCTCGATTTGGGAATATGTTTCGCGTAAATGAATCTGGAATTCTGCTATACGAGATCGGTTTTGGGGCAAAGGTTGATCGGTCCACTTAGTTCTCTCTCCATTTCTGATCTGCGGTTGACGTAGAGCTTCGACGGATCGCCGCGATCGTCAGTGCGGGAGAATTCGAACATATCCGTAAGGTGCGGCGTGCCAGAGTCGCCGCTGATGCTCAGTGCGCCCGGCCACGTCAGAATTTCGAACCAATAGGGGCTGCCGCCACTGGCGGCGCGAAACTTGATATGCCGATCGACGCCATCGTCGCGCACAGTCGTCACTGTATGTCCGGCGACATCGCGCTCGAACTGTTCTTGGGTGTAGGTAATGGTGTGTGCCTCGATGGAAGTGGGAATAGGTCGCCCTGTTTTTTGCCGCTAGACTCCGCGAGGTGCGTAGGACAGAAGTGTGTGTCGGCGTCGATCTGATGCGCATGCACCGCGCACAGGTGCCGATCGCATGTCTTGCCGGGCTTCGTCTGGAAATCGCAGAGGAAGTCGCTCGGCGCGTCGCAGCCGTCGACCGAGCAGCGGCGCTCGCGCTTACGACCCCGCGTGCAGATGATTCCGGACATGCCGCCGGGAAGGCGAAACGGGGTGCAGGGCATCAGGTGCCTCCGTGTTAGAAGGTCTGCGGCGTGACGGTCAACGCGATAGCGATCGGGCGCACCCAGACAGGCGTCGACGAAAGCTGGAACGTCTCACCAGACTCGGCGAGCAGCAGCGTGGTGCCCATCACCTCGGCAATCGCCTGTGCGGCGTCCGGCGGCACGGCGTTGCCGATGCGCTCGCGCCATGCCTGGTCGGACAGTCCGTCGAGCTCGAGATACTCCTCCGGCTCGACGAGCGATTGCAGGACGGCCAGCTCGAGTGTGGTGAACGGCCGGTGCCACGTGCCGTCGAGCGCGCGGATCACGGCGACAGTCTTCTCGTTCGCCGCGGGCATGCGCGGATCCGCGACGGACCAGCGCCCGTTGTCGTGGCCGGCGGCGGCCGACACCGCGCCGCTGTGCTGGTCCCAGCCGACGACGCCGTAGTGGCCGCCGGTCAGGTACGCGTCGCCGCGCTCGCGGCGTATGCCCGGGCGCGGGTCGGCTACGGCGAACGCACCTTGTCCGCTGTCGCTGCGCGCGATGACCGTGCCGGCCGGCTCACCGAAGCCCGTCACGCGATACTTGCCTTCGCCTTCGAAGCCGGCGCTCGCGCGCGGATCAGCGACCGCGTACGCGCCTTGGTCATCGCCACCGATGACCGTTCCGGCGTGGCCGGCCCATTCGGTCACCTTGTACTTGCTGAACAGCGGGCCGGCCGGCGGCCGCAGATCCTGCACGCATTGCCCGGTTCCGTGCGCGCTGGTGACCGCGCCGGCCGGGTCGCGCCAAGGGACGATCCGGAATTCGTTGTTGTGCTTTGCCGGGCCTTGGTGGCGCGGGTCCGCGACGCTGAAGGTACCTTGCCCGGGCGACTTCTGGCCGGTGATCGTGCCGGCGTGGTCGTTCCAGTCGAGTACGCCGTACTGTTGGTATTGCGCGGCGTCGGCCGGCCCACGCGGGTCGGCCACGCTGAACGCACCATTCGTCGGAAGCGACTCGCCGGCGACGGTACCGGCCGGCTCGTTCCAGTCGACGACCCCAAGGTGGCCGCCGCGGCGCTCGGGCACGATCAGGTAGTCGCGCAGGCGGCCGTTCTCGACCGCGAGCTTGTTCAGGCTGCGCCAGTCGCTGCCCGCTTCGACGAACGCGAGGCGCACCCACGTTTTCCACTGCAGCGACGGCACGCGGTGCATCGGGCCGGCCACCTCGACGTCGCCTGGCAGCGGCATGCGGCCGAGCAGCGTGCCGACGCCCTGCAGGCGCTTCACGGGCGGCTCATACAGGCACGCCGGCACCTTATCCATGTGTCGAGCGACGAGCAGGAATCGCTTGCGGCTCTGCGCGAGGCCGGCGATCACGCCGCAGTCGTGCGTCGTTTCGTTGACCGCATAGCCGTAGTGCCGCAGGATCTGGCCGATCTGATCGAGCAGATGCCGCCCGCGCGTCGCGAGCCGCGGCACGTTCTCGAACACGATCAGCTCGACCGGGTCGTCCTTCCATGCCTCGCACATCAGCCACACGCAGCGTAACGTCAGCTCGTTGAGCGCCTGGTACTTCGGCGTGCGGCTGAGTGTCTCCGACAGCAGGCCGGACGCGCCCTTGCACGGCGAGGAGATGAACACGCAGTGCGGGTGCTGGTAGCCGGCGGCGCGGCGCACGTCTTCGGGTGTGGCCTCACGCCAGCCCGCCGGCGGCTCAGCGCCGTGGAACGCGGTGTACTGCTCGCGCGTGAAAAGGTCCATGACCGTGCACGGCGTGCCGACCAGCATCTCGAAGTCGCGCCCGGCCGCCGGGTCGTTGTCGATGCCGCCGATGCAGCGCCACGTCGCGGTCATGTTGCCGACGCGGGAGGTGGCTTTGGTGAAGCCCTTGGCGCCGCCGCCGAGGCCGCAGCAGAATCCGAAGCTGTTGTAGACGCGCTGATTGTCCATAGGTGCCACAGAAGAAATCTGGAAAAAGAAGGGCGCCGAAAATCGGCGCCCCCTCGAATGCCGCGCGGACCGAGGTAAGCCGCGCGGGGATACTCAGTTGCTGGAAACTGTGGACGTTCCAGAGCACCGTGCTATAGGATTTAACGAACCTTTCAAAGGAGATCCGTGATGTGGCGCGATGAAACGTACAAGGGCTTTGAAATCCACGTTCTCCCCGTGTTGAAGCACAATCCATCGCCCGGGCAACAGGTTCCATATAGCTACACGGGCTACGTGAATCGACCTGGCGCAGTCATTAAGGTGGAGGCGAGCGTTCGTCGTTTCACTCACTCGTCTGCCGATTTTCCCGACGAAGCGACGGCAGCTCAGGCTGCATTCGAAGAAGGGCGGTCGATAATCGATCGAACGCATCCGGACCTCACGACAGACGGGCTTTGACTGTAGGACTTTCGGCATGGCGAGCGCGTGGCACGCTCGTCGAACATCACTCAAATTGGACACTTCCGTGAGCGACACTGAAAAGCGACTGGCCGCATTGGAGATAGCAATCAAACATGTTTTTGAGCAGTTGCCTTCCGATTACTTGAAAGCAGCGTGCCAAGAGCTCGATAACAAGATCGCGAACTGGCAGGCAACTCCTGTTCCACAAAGTTCGACAATGACTCGGAGAAATGCAATGCAATCGGTTGCTGAGTACAATCCGAATGCCACTTCGCAGGCAATGGAGCGACAAGCCTTTGGGGATGCGTTGACGCAAGCTCGCCAATTGATTGCGCAACATATCTACACGATCGAGTACCACGGATACAGCGTTGACTTCACGCCACTTGACTGCGGCGACGGGGAGTTCGGAGCCCGGTGGTCTGTGCGAAACAATCACCCGAATGCGGATGGATCCTGGATGAACCTTAGCGACCTCGGGTGTCGCGGCTCGAAACAGGAAATGGCCAGTGTCGGGGAGCGAGAAGCGAAGCGCTGGATCGATGAAAAGTAATCAGGCTTTGTGAGCAGAAGATCTGTCCGATGGTCGCCCGTCAAAATGCCGCGCAAGGTTATGTGGCTTGCGCGGCGGTAGAGATCAACTACTTCGGGCGCCACTCGGTGCCGCGCACAATCCGCCCGACCGGCTCGAGCACGAGCACCTCGGATTCCTTCTCACTGCGCACGAGCGCGCTTCCGCGCCGCTGGGCTTTCTCGAGCGACGCGTGACGCCTCGGCTTGCAATACCTGCCGACCGTCACGAACAGCGGCGCACGTGCGCCGACCGGCCCGAGCGTCAGCTCGTCGATGCGGGCTTCCAGCACTGCAGCGTTCGCGCGCCAGGTGTCGGCTCGTTGCTGCGCGGCGTCGCGCTCGGCGGTGAGGCGTTCGACTTCGGCGCGCAGGTCCGCAATGATCCGCGCGACGTCGATGACGCGGGCATTTGGGTCTAACGACTTCTCGACCTGGCCGACCGATACCAGCGCCGGCGCTGCGTCGGCCGGCGGCGCGTCGCCCGCCGGCGTGGACGGCTGCGCTGCGCGCGCGAGCCAGTACACGTACTCGTTGCCGCCGCCGGCCCGCTTCTCGCGCTCGACGATCGCCTCTCCGAGCATCCGGTTCAGCTCCTTCGTCACGTCGAGATGCGGGAGCCCGGTTCCGGTCGCCACTGACTTCGCTGTGGCTTCCGACGTCGCTGCGAGATACTTCTCGATGTCCTCTCTCACGCTGCCTCCCGTATTGCATGCTGCGCGGCCGGCGCGACCTGACCGCCTTCGACCCAGAATGCTTCGATGGCTTCGGGCAGGCCGCCGGGCGGCGTCTTCAGGCTCATGAACACCAGCGCCGTGTCGATCTGATTGGTGTATGCGAGGTCGTCGAGCCAGTAGAGCAGCCGATCGCGCTCCGGGCCGACCAGAACGTCGGCGCGATCGAGCACGAGCAGCTTGAGGCCCGAGAAGTGGCCGATCGCCGCGGCGATGTGCGCGTCGACTCGCCAGCGCTCCGATTCGGACAGCAGAGCGTAGGCGCGCCCGTCGGCGAAGATCTCCATCTCAGGCGTGATCGTCACGTCGGCCCATTCGGACATCTCGGCGAGCGCGACGAGGCGCTCGTTCATCGGCGTCAGCGCTTCGCTGAGCAGGTCGGCCGGGATGCCATTCGGCGCGAGCGCGTCGGCGATCGCCTCGTACGCGACGACGTCTTCGTGCAGCGCGGCGGCCTGCTTCGCCAGGTCGGCAGCGCCGGCGGCGCGCCGCTCGATTTCGCGAAGCGTCGCGATGTTGGTGTCGAGCTGCTTTCGGCGGCGCTGGAGGTCGGCCAGTTCCGAGCGAGCGGCGTCTCCGCTCTCGCGTGCGGCGGCCGCGCCGCTGTCCTCCGCGTCGTCTTCGAGCGCCCGCAGCTGCGTCGCGGCCGTGTCTGCCGCTTCGAGGTCGCGTTTGCGGTTCGCGGCGGCATTTTGCAGCGTCTTCAACCCCTGCTCATACTCGGGCAGCTTCGCGGCCGCGTCAGCGTCGCGCGCGCCGGCTGCGGCCGCCGCCGACAGCACGCCGTTGAGGTAGCGCAGGAGCGCGCCGCATTCCGGGCACGAACATTCTGCTCCGGCCGGCGCCGCGCCGGCGAGCACACGAAGCGCTTCGACCTTGGGCAGGAATTCGGCGACCTGCTCGTCGGCGAGCTGCGCGAGCTCGACCGCCTTCGCGTAGCCGGCGGCGCGCATGCGCAGGTCGGCGATTTTCGACGCGCGCGCACGGGCCGCGGTGTCGGCTGCGTCGGCCGCGCCGATCTGCTGCTGCAGTTCGCCGATCCGGTCGTCGAGCGCCGCGCGGTCGCCCGTGAGCTTCCGCAATGCTGCCTCGTCGAACTCGACCGCCGCCGGGCGCCAGGTTGCGGCCTTCTGGCTGCCGTACGTCTCGCCGGTCGCGGTGCGCCACGACTGCTTCGCGCCGCGCGCGCGATCGGCGGCTTCCTTCTGCGCAGCTTCGAAGCCGGCACGCAACATCGGCGTGATGGCCGCGAGCCGCGCGGCGGCCGGTGCCGGCACCGCGTCGGCGCGGAACCCGAGCTTGCCCAGCAGCCGGGCCCGCATTTCGTCGACGCCGATCTTCACGCCCATCAGGTCGTACAGGAACGCTCGGCGCTCGGCCGCGCCGAGGTGTGCGAACCGCTGCGCGTCGAGGACCAGCGGCAGGCGCGGATCCTCGGCGAGTTCGCGCTTGAGCTTGCCGGACGGCAGCATGACGCTGTTCGCCTGCTCGCCGCATGCGACCACGATCTGGCCGCCGTCGGCCCCCTCGGTGACAAGCGAGCCGTATTCCTTCTTCAGCGTGACCCGCACGGTGTCGCCGGTGAGCGCCATGCGAACGGCTTCCTGCAGGCTGCTCTTGCCGGCGCCGTTCGGGCCGGTGAAGAGGGCGACGGGTTTCGCGAGCCGGAGGTCCGCCGTGCGGATCCCGAGAACGTTCGACACGTAGATGTCGGTGATTTTCACGATTCCTCTCCCTGCGGTCGGCGCGGCCGCAGCACCGTGCGGCTGCCGTCCGAATCCATCGCACTGACGATGCCCTTCGCTTCGAGCAGCTCGACCAGCCGCGCGGCGCGGTTGTAGCCGATCTTGAACTGGCGCTGCACGCTCGAAATCGTCACTTTCTGCTGCTCGATCACGAACGCTTCGACTTGGGCGTACAGCGGGTCCTCGTTGCCGGAGGTGGCTTGTTCCTCGTGCCACTCCTTCCAGCCCTTCACCCATGCGATGCACATCTCGCCAGCCATCACGGGGCATTCGCTTTCGGGTTTGCCCTCGGCGGCGGCCTGCCGGCCGGCCTGATGCTGCTCGTCGAGCTGCGCTTGCGTCGGGCCGTCGCCGAGCTTCGGCACCTCACGGAACTCGGCGTCGACGACGTCGTCGCCGTTCGGGCGCTGTCCGTCCATGCCGTCGCCGTCCTGATCGGTGTACTCGCGGCCGAGGTCCAAACCGCGCTGATCCGATTCGCCGCGGATCTCGTCCATGCCGCCGGTGTGCTCGTCGGGGTTTGCGACGACGACCAGGACGGCTTTTCCGCTTGCCTCGTACAGCTCGTGCAGGTTCGGTTGGGAGCCGCCGAATTTCACGACCGCCTTGACGCCGTCCTTGATCGTGATCTGGTCGAGGTCGCCCTGAACGACGATGCGGCCATCGCTCGCGATCAGGTGCGTCGCCATCTTCACGTTGTGCTCGACGCGTGCACGCAGCCGGTCGATGACGTCGTTCTGCTTTTTCTCGGACAGCTTGACCCACAGGTCCGGCAACAGCTTGATCTCGGTGACAAGCGCGGAGAGCAGGTCTTTGCCGATCGATTCGGCGGTCATCTGGAGTACGTTTTTGTCGGTCATGTCGAAATCCTTGGCGGCGGTAGTGGCGGGTTAGTCGGCGTTGATCGGGCCGCGCGGCCGGCGGCCGGCCGGCGCAGTCGTCTGGGCGGTTGCCTTGCCGGCGGCCGTCTGCTCAGTTGCGGCGGTGATAGCGCGCATGCGCGCCGAGGCGAGGGCGTTCAGTTCGGCCTTGGCGGTTTCGTCCGGCACACCGGCGATCGCGCTGCGCGCGAGGTCGAGGTCCTCGGGCGTCTTGGCGGACTCGATGTCTTCGCGGATACCGCGCACGAGGCCGGCGGCATCGAAATCGAAACCGCCTTGCGGTGCGTGGTCAGCGTCGCCCGGCTCCTCCTCGTCCGCTGTCCGTGCTCCGATCTGGCCTGCGCCGTCGCCATCGGGAGATTGCTCGTCTGTCGGCGCGGTCGGCGCCGCCACGGTTGTGCGGCGCACCTCTTCGGCGGGCTGTGTCGGGCCCGATCGCAGGGTGTCGAGTGTCGTGGTCTGCACGGTGAACGAGCCGTCGGGGTAGACGTCCACGATGTCGGCCTCTTCCTCGGACGTGCGGCCCATGCCCATGACGATGTCGGGCGCGTGGATGTTCCCGAAGAAGCTGCCGGCGCGGTACTGGAACATCAACGTGCGCAGCCCGGTCTGCCACTTCGATCCAGCCTTCCCGTACCAACCTTCCTCGACGACCATTCGCATGCTGACCGGCGCCGATTCGATCACTGGCATGCCAATGTCCCGGTACAGGTCAAGCATGCGGCCCGCGTACTGGCGCACCTGGTCGGGAGCGAGGCGCGGTTCCGGTGTGCCCCTCGGAAGTGCCCACGCAATGCACTCGATGTCATCGACCTCGACCTCGCGCTCTTCGAAGATCGGCTTTCGAGCTTGCTGATTCCAGCCGGTCTTTTCCTTGTACTTGGCCGTGATCTTGCCGCGGCTGATCATCTGAAAGCGCAGCGGCGTGAATCGCCCCGACGCGTTGATCGCTGCGATCACGAACTTGCCGGACCACCGCAGCTTGCCCTCGATCATGTCGGCGTTCTGCATCACGGCGGTGATCGACATGCGGACGGCGCGCGCGACCTCGATCGCGACAAGGCAGTTGCCGATCGCAGAAGGGTTCTCGACCCAGATTTCCTCACCGTTCGCCTTCTTCAGGTTGTGCGACCGGAACTGCGCCGGAACGGCATCGCTGCTGGCGTACGCCTTGGCGATCCGGTTGGCCAGGACAAAGCCGCGCTCGGTGAACATGTCGACGGCCTGGTCCGGCATCAGCGCCGGTACGCCGCCGGCTGCCTTCACTTCGCTCAGTTGTGCGGGTGCATTCATGGGTGCCTCGTTATTCGTGGAATTTGCAGACGCCGTGCCGCGGGCAGTACTTCGCGTCGCAGAGCAGCGATTTCGGGTTGGGGTAGAAGCGGCCGGTGCGGAACATGTCGGCCGCGAATTCGATGAGACCGGGTTCGTCCTCGGTGCCGATCATCACGCGCTTGGCGTTCTTCACGGGCGCGGTGGCTACCTCGGGCGTGCCCTTGGTCTTCAGGCCGATGATCTCGGCCGTGTCGGTGATCAGCTCGCCAGCCGTGTGCTCGTAGAGCATCTCGTAGGTGCCAATTTGCGGGCCGTGTCCCTTCGTCACCGCCACGCCTTTCTGCACCGCGGCTGAGCCGCTTTTCAGGTCGGCGATGCCGGGGCCGAGTGCGGTACGGCGCACGCGCGCCCGGTCCATGGTGCCGGTCAGGCGAATCGTGATGCCGCCGCCGCAGTCGATGTCGAGCGGCTTCGTCTCCATTTCGACCGCGATGAAGTCGTAGCGCGGCGAAACCTCGAGGCAGTACTTCGTGGTGAGCGAGAGCCCGATGCGCTCGGCTTCCGTCAGGCTCAGGTCGTCGCGCGCCGGGTCGAATTCGTTCTCCGGGTCGCGCAGCTTGTCGACGAAGGCACCGGCCGCATCGTCGACTGTCAGACCGGAGCCATCGAGGCGCGCCTGGTCGAATACGGCCGTGCCGGCGTGTATCGCGGTACCGAGCGCGGCGCGTAGCCCCACGACGTTGCGCATCTTCAGGAGGTAGATGCCTTCCCATCGGTACGCGCAATCGAACAGGCCGCCCCAGCTCGACGCGCGCACGGTATAGATCGAGGGAGTCATGCCACACCTGCGGTTTCGGCGTCGATGTCCGCGTCCGGTGCAGGCATCTGCTCGATGCACACGTACGGGAAGCGCTCGGGGAACGGCTTGATGTGCTTGTAGAAGTGCGAGCCGATCGAGTCGGCCGTCTTGAGCGCGTCGAAGTTGGCCTGCGTGAAGTCGGCGTAGTGATACAGCGACGTCCGCGCGCCGGTCTTGCGATCCTTGAACCGGACCGCAAGCGTTTCGGATTCAGCGTCGTAGCCGATGCTGTGGATCTGCGAGGATTCGACGGGCAGGGTGTCGATGGTTTTCATCTCGGTTGCTCCTGATAGAGGGATCGGGGCGTGCGTCGGCAGCGCGCAAACTCGCGGCGCGGTGGCACTGGATTCAACGGGGCGGGGTGGAGACAGCGTCTCGCGGAATGCGAGGCGGTGCGGCTCGGTGGCGTTACAGAATGCCGAAGTGCTTGGCGATGCCGTCGACGGCGACAGCAAGAAGAGCGACCGCGACGAGGATCGCGACGACGAGGACGCGCGCGGCGCGCGGGTGCCGCCGCTCGAAGAGGTCGGCGTGATCGGTGAAGCGGCTCATGCGGGCCTCACAAAAATGGACGCGGCCGAAGATCCGTCGGCGTTGAGTCCGGCGAGAATCAAAGTGCACGCGGCCGCAATTGCGAGCGCGGCGAGGTAGCCAACTATGGGATTCCACTCGTATAGGCGTTCGAGCAGATTGCCCAGGTAATCGAACGGCGTCATGGTCGGTTGTCTGTTCGGCAGTGCGGGCAGTCCTGTGAATAGCGGTCGGCATCTCGCAGAAACCTGCCACAGCCGACGCAATTCACGCGAAAGGCACGCGGCTTCGGTGGCTCGATCAGCTTGATGCCGGTACCAGACAGCGCCTCATTGCGATCGATGTACTGCATGTCGACAGCGGGGCGGGTCTTGGAATCGATGTATTCCTTGGGCCACGGGATGTCAGTCTCGCGGGCGTTGTGCTTCGCTTGGGCTTCTTCGCGCGTGAACAGGCGTGCCTTCCGCAGATCGGTTGTGTATCCGCCGCAGCCTTTCTCGGCCCACCACAAAACGTCGTTTCCTACGTAGGTGCGGCTGTCTTGGAGATAGAACTGATTGCTCATCCGAGGCTCCGCAGGTAGGGGCCAGCAAGGTCAGCGCCGAACCAGAGCGCGCCGATCACGACGCCGTATGCCGCCGCCCACGCCGATCCTTCGATTACGTAGCGCAGACGCGATACAGGTGATCGTTTGTAATTGCGCGATACAGGCGATAGGCTGTTGAGGGAAGCTCGCATCAGTGATTCCTCCGTAGGTTCCGTTCAGCAAACGTCGCGACGTTGTGCTTCGTGCGGTTGAGGATCTGATGCGCGATCGTTTCACTACCGACCATGGCGATGCCGAGCGCCGCCTTACTGATGAGCATTTCCATCACGTTCGCGAGCGCATCAGGATTCCCATATGCGCCGCAACTGCGCACGTAGTCGGCGATCAGCTTTTCGGCGAGGTCGCCACATTGGGCGAGGGATTTGAGGGTGCTCATCGGTCGATTCCGGCGATGGTGATGTGGCGGACGGGATCCGACGCCGGCACCGGCGCGCGGAAGCCGGCCTTCGCCAGCGCGTCGTCGACAACGGCGCGGATGCCGGACGTGAGGACCGTCTTCGACGCGACCAGGTGCAGTGCGTCGATCAGGTGCGCCATCGGTTGAAGGTGTGCGTCGAGCGACCGATCGGCCGCGAGCGAGCGCGCATAAGCGTCGGCCGATTCGGTTTCGCCCGCGTCAGACGGCAATTCGCCGTACGCGAAGCTCGAATCGGCCCGCTCCTGCGCCAGTTCCTTCGCGCGCTGCAGCCATGCTTGGCCGAGCGTGTGCTTGATCTCGTTCATGTCAGGCACCTCGCGCGGCGAGAATGGTGTCGGCTTCACGTAGCCTTTGGTCGTAGAGCTTGATGACCGCCTCGCGATCGAGCGGCTTGCGCCAGCTCTTGCGCTGGAATGCGCGACATGTATGGAAGCAGCCGTTCATGAGCTCCTGAGACGGGGTTCGCATGTCCAGCGGGCAGAGATGCCGATCCTCGAGATACTTCGGGGTGTTGCGATCCTTCGTCTCTGGAAACAGCATGTCGATCGGCTTTTCCCAATCGCCGGGTTCTTCGCTGCAGAGTCCCCACGTGCAGCCGCTTGATTTGAAGCCGGGCTCATCATCGTCGTGCGCCGCATACTCGCGGCCATCAACGATGCGCTGACGAAAGCGCTTCAGCGCGGCGATGTAGCGCTCGTCCGACAGGTACAGTTCGTCGCGGTCTCTCACGCTGCACCTCGCGCGCGGAGCATGGCGTCGGCGATCGCGTATGCCTCACGCGCCATGCTGCGCATTTCTTCATCGCGGGCGCTCTTCATCGACAGCGTCAGTGGCCGCATCGCCCTCGCCGCGAAGTAGTCGCGAAGCGTCATGCCGGCGCAAGCGCGCGCGGTCGCTTCGGTATAGAGGCGGTCGCGTTCGGCCGAATCAGTGATTCCTTCAATCGCGGCTGTGCCGATGCGATGCACCGACTGTGCATCGGCAATCGGAAACGCCGGGCCGCCATGCTTCGTATTGTCCATTTCGATCCTCTGCGCGGTACTGACGGCCATCGTCAGGCAGCGCCACACGCTGCGACCTCGCCGCGATGCTCTGCGGCGGGCAGGTTTCGGCCTTGTGGTCAGATTGCCCGCCGTAGCGGGAGCGGTCGGTTAGTCGTCGAACGCGCGACGAGTGGTGTGGTCGGCGCAGCCAGAAAATCCTGCGTTGCCCGGGCCGAACTTCTGGCCGCATCCCGAGCAGTAGACGTTGGCGAAACGCGGCGCGGCGGCGGCGAGATCAGCGTCGGCGATGCGCTGCGCGATTTCCGCGTCGAGGGCTGCCTTGCAGACATTCCAGACCTCGTACACGTCCTCGATTCGGCCGCGACGCAGCGCGGCATCGAGCACGGCGATCTGCTCAGTCGAGAACGGCAGCACGTCGAACGTGACGGCGTCGGCGATCGCTTCGTTGCGCTCGTCGCGCGCCAGCGCTGCATCGTCAGCCGCGGCCTGCAGCTGGTCGGCGTGTCGGTCGATCCGCGCGGGCAGGGTGCGGACGTTGTCGTGATGAGGTCGAGGAGTGTGCATAGCGCCCTCCAATGAAAGTAGGATTGCTAATCAAATCGCGGTCTTGAACTTCGATGCTGCATGCGCAGCTCTCACTGGTGACGCCTCAGAAGAAGAACCGCCACCGGTCAGAACTGCATCACTCGCGCGCCCGGCTACTCCCGGCCGTGCCGGCTCCGGGCCGCGCGAGGTTTGTGCCGATTACGACGCCATCGGTCACGTGTTGCTGGCTGTCTTGTGTCAGGTTCGTTCAAGCCTGCAAGCGGTAGCCAAACTTCGGCCTAGCGCGCTGCGCCTGTCCTGACTCACGACGCGGATCGCGCCGGCCGGTTGCTCCGCGTGTGCGGTCCCGGCTTACCTTCGATTGTTAGAGAGCGATCCGCCTGGGCGGTGGCGCGGCATCGGTGTCGCGTTGATTGGAATTATAACTAAGGTTATCGGTGTGTCAACAACCAAAGTTATCGAATGGGTCGGAAATTTGTAACAGCGCAGCGATGGGCCGCTTGTTAAGCGTCTGCTGACAGCAGTTGAAAGTCTTCGGGAACTGGGGATAAACTACTGTACATGCATACAGTACCGTGACAAACCGAAGACGAGGGCGGCCAGTGAAAGAAGAATCGAAGACGCGCCTGCGCTGCAGGCCCGGGGACTTGGCAAGGGTGGTGGCGAGCAGGAACCCTGCGCTGGTCGGCACGATCGTGGCGATTCAGCGGCTGCGGTCGGATGGTCGATGGGATGTGCTGCTCGAGAAGCCCGCGTTCGGTTTCACGGAGCGGATGAAGCGACCAGTCGTGACACGGGAGTTTTCGTTCTGGGATGCGTCGCTGGAGCCGCTTCCACAAGAGGCTTGGCGGGTCAGCCGCCGAACGGCCTGTCTTCGTCCTGAGCAGGCGAATCGTGCGGAGCTGACTGTGCAAGCAGCCCACTAATGTACGCCTCGACTTTGGCGCGGCCGAGCTCGTCGAGCCGATCGTAGCCGGGCGGAACCGGCTGGGCCGCGTCGCCGAATTCGAGCCACTCAAGTGTGGTTTGCAGTGCGCGTGCGAGCGCGAACCCGTTTGTGGTCGTGGTGCTGCCGCCTCGTTCAACCTTGGCTATTGCCGGCTGCGATACGCCGACAAGTTCCGCGATGTGCTTCTGGGACAAGCCCAGTGCCTCGCGACGCTCCTTTGCCCGGCGCCCGAATTCAGGATTTTCCATAGCGGGCATCGTATAACCTTGGTTGTAGGGCGGCAAATAACCAAAGTTCTTGCGGATGAATAACTTTGGTTATAGTATTGCCGCATGAAACCGACCAATTGCTCCGTGCCGGCTCTGCAGGCAGCGATCCAAAAAGCTGGGTCGCAGTCCGCACTTGCCCGCCTGATCGGCAAAAAGCAGCCGCACATCCACAAGTGGCTGCATTCCCCCAATGCAATGAGACCCGAGAACTGCGTCCTCGTGGGGAACGCGGTCGGCATCCCGTACAGGGACTTTCGCCCCACCGATTGGCATCTGATCTGGCCTGATGCGTCGCTCGCTGCGGCGCCGGGGCGCATGGCCTCGTCCACGTCAGATGAAGGGCAGCGCGACGCGCTTCGTGCAGGCGTCGACTGATCGCAATGGTTTGCATGCGTTGATAGCTGGCCAGGTGTTGTCCTGGCCTTTATTACGGGCCTGGCCCAACTGGGTAAGCAAGTGGGTAATCAACTGGGTAACGATTGATTTTTTGTATGAATCAGACCGAATTCAGGATGTTCGCGCCGTGGGTACAGGCAGTGACACTGCCGGACGCGGAGATCGAAGCGATGAGCTTCGAGGACTGCCTCGCGCACGCGCTCGAGCTCGGCCTGCGGCGCTTCGATCGCAAGACGCTCGCGCGCAACTGCGACATTCACTATCCGCACTTCGGCGACCTGATCGCCGGCCGCCGGCCGTTTCCGGCGACGAAGCTGCACCTGTTCTGCATGTTCACCGGCTGCGACTACCCGCGGCAGTGGCTCGCGATCCAGGAGCGCAAGGCGATCGAGGAATACCGCCGGCTCAGCCAGCAGGCGATCGGCGAGTTCGTCCAGCAGGCTTTCGGCCAGCGGCAGGTGGCGGCATGACGGTCACGATCAGCCGGCGCGACATCGGCAAGGACTTCGTCCGCAAGCTCGGACGGCCCATGACCTACCTCGGCCTCGTCGAGGAAAAGCACCTTTTCATCTTCCGCGATCCCCCGCAGGACTATCTCGCGTTCCGTCCGGACCAGCTCTGGATGCTCGAGCGCGTGCGGCCCGAGGCGGCGCCGATCGACGACACGAAGGAGGGCGGCTCGTGCTGACCAAGCTGTTCGAGCGCGCGGCGTTCCGCGCAGGCTGGCGCGCCGCGCGCGCAGGCATCCCATTTCACGAGAACCCGCTGCGCGGCCCGCTCGCGCGCTTCGTGCGGCAGTGGGGGTGCGGCTGGGCGGCGGCGAATGACTGCCCGCGGGCGTACAACGTCTACGACTGGGAGCAGGGCATCTGCTCGACGTCGGCTGAACCGTATCGGGACGCCGCATGAGCACGCCGACCAGTTGGAATCCTCGATTTCTCGCATACGCGCAATCGCGCGGAATGACGCCCGAGCAAGTGTGCGAGGCCGACCGTGTCGCGTTTCCCGGTGGCCGCATGGCGGGCTTCATCTGTTGGAACAGCACGCGGGTTCGGGAATTCGTGGCCGAGACGGGTGCCGACCGACGCGACGTGACGCGCCTCGGTTCCTACGACGCGTGGTTGGCAGCGCGCTTCGGCGCCGCTCAGCTCGAACTGCAGTTGGAGGTCGCATGACGTGGGCCCACGATGACCTCGCCAAGGATCTCGCCGCGCATCTTCGCGGCGCATCCGATCGCCTCGTATGGACCGACATGCAACTCGGGCCGGCCGGCTCGCCGCGGCCCGACGTCTACACAGTGCCGTGCTCGTTCGCGCGATTCCAGCCTGTCGCCTACGAATGCAAGATCAGTGTCGCCGACTTCCGCCGCGACGCGACGGCGGGGAAGTGGACGTCGTACCTGCGCTTCGCCGCTGGCGTGATCTTCGCCGCGCCGGCCGGCCTGCTCAAGAAAGAAGACATCCCGGCGGGCTGCGGGCTGATCGTGCGTGGGCCGGACGGCTGGCGCTCGCTGAAGGGGCCAACGCTGAAGAACGTCGACAACCTGCCGCGCGACGCGTGGATCAAGCTGATCATCGACGGCATGGGCCGGCTCGCGGACCAAAGCTACGAGCAGCTGCGCGCGGGTCTCTGCAACGAATGGACGCTCGAAAAAAAGCTTCGCGCGCGCCTCGGCGACGTCGTCGCGGATGCTGTCCGGGATCGACTGAATGCGGAGCGGCGACTGAAGTCGGCCACCGAGCGGCTCGAAAACCTTGCGGAAGAGGCGGAAAACGAACGGCGGCTGATCCTCGATCGGGCGAGGCAGCATGCGGAGCGCGACGCGGCGCAGATCGATGGCGCGCGCATCGAGCTCGCGCACGCGCTTGGACTGCCCGCTAGTGCAGGAGCGTGGCAGATCGCCAGCGCCTGCAAGCAAGCCGCGCGGCGCGTTGGCATCGATTCCGAGGTCAAGCGGCTCCGTCAGCAGCTTGAGCGCATTCAGGCTGCGATCGAATCGGCTGCCGAACCGCTGCCGCATATTGCGCGGGAGGTCGCGTGAACTGGCTCGACCGCTCCCACCGCGGCGACTGCCGCGACCTAATGCGCGCGATGATCGCCGACGGCGCGAAGGTGCAGACGATCGTGACGAGCCCGCCGTACTGGGGCCTGCGCTCGTACCTTCCCGACGGCCACCCGGACAAGCATCGCGAGATCGGCCAGGAGCCGACGCTGCGCGAATTCATCGACACGCTGGTCGGCGTGTTCGACCTCGCGCGCGAGCTGCTCGCCGACGATGGCACGCTCTGGTTGAACATGGGCGACAGCTATGCCGGATCGCGCAGCGGGCCGGATATTGGTTCCACGCTGCAGGGCACGCGGCGCAACCAGGCTGAGTCGCGGAAGGCTCGTACGAGCATGACGGCGAGCCGGCGACGCGATGACGCGCCGGTACCGCGCTCGGACGTGCGCGTCGACGGCCTGAAGCCGAAGGATCTGGTCGGCCAGCCGTGGCGCTTGGCGTTCGCACTGCAGGACGCCGGCTGGTATCTGCGTCAGGACATCATCTGGCACAAGCCCAACCCCATGCCGGAGAGCGTGCGCGACCGTTGCACGAAGGCGCACGAATACCTGTTCCTGCTCAGCAAGGGCCCGAAATACTACTTCGACCAAGAAGCGATTCTCGAACCGGTCAGCCCGAACACGCATGCGCGCCTGTCGCAAAACGTGCAGGCTCAAATCGGCAGCGAGCGTGCGAACGGCGGAGCGAAGACGAACGGGAATATGAAGGCCGTCGCCCGCGGCGACGGTTGGGGCCACGGCACCGACGCCGACGAGCGCAGCCGCGGTCGCGTGACGCGTAAGCTGGCCAACGACGGCAGCGGGACGAAGAACAACGGCAGCTTCGACGACGCGATGGCGATCATGCCGACGGAACGTAACCGGCGTTCCGTCTGGACGATCCCGACCCAGTCGTACAGCGGTGCGCACTTCGCGACCTTCCCCGAGGCGCTCGTCGAGCCCTGCGTGCTCGCCGGCAGCCGCCCGGGCGACGTCGTGTTCGATCCGTTCTTCGGCAGCGGCACGACGGGCCAGGTCGCGCAGCGCTTCGGGCGGCACTTCGTCGGCTTCGAGCTGAATCCGGAATACACGCCGCTGCAGCGCGATCGCCTGCGCCAGCCCGGCCTCGTGCTGGAGGTGTCGTGATGGACCGGCCGACCCTCCACGTCGTCTCGCTGTCGGGCGGGAAGGACAGCACCGCGACGCTGCTCGTCGCGCTCGAGCTGCACGGCCACGAGAATGTTCGTGCCGTGTTCGCCGACACCGGCAACGAGCACGAGTCGACGTACGAATACGCGCTCGAATACCTACCGCGCGCGCTGGGAATCGCCGTCGACGTGGTGCGTGCCGACTTCACCGACGAATTCGCCACGAAGCGAGCGAACCTCGCGCGGATCGCCGCCGGCGAGCCGGAATCATCCGTGTACGGCAAGCGCGAGTTCATGTACGCGTGGACGCCCGAGGCGGCCGCTCGCGCGCTCGACCTGCTGCACCCCACCGGGAATCCGTTCCTTGACCTTTGCATGGTGCGTGGTGGCTTCCCGTCCCGGAAGCGGCAGTTCTGCACTGAATACTTGAAGCGGAATCCCTTGACGGAATACGCGCTGGATCAGATCGACGCGGGGTATTTCGTCGAGTCGTGGCAGGGCGTTCGCGCGGACGAGAGCGAGGCGCGCAGGTGGCTTCCGAATTACGAATGGCGCGGTGGTCATTACGCCGTGTTTCGACCGATTCTGCGCTGGAACGTTGCCGACGTATTCGATGCACACGCGGCCGCTGGCATCACCGCGAATCCGCTGTACCGCGAAGGCATGACGCGCGTCGGGTGCATGCCCTGCATCAACGCAGGGAAGCTCGAATTGCGTGAGATCGCGCGCCGGTTCCCCGAGCACATCGAGCGCATCGCCGCGTGGGAGAGCCTCGTTTCGGAGGTATGTCGACCCTTGAGCCCCGTCTCATTTTTCCACATGGGCACGACGGGGCATTCGGGCCAAGCCACAACAGTGCATCAGGTCGTCGAGTGGTCGAAAACGACTCGCGGCGGCCGGCAATACGACCTTCTCGCGGACGCCGAGCCGGCGACCGCATGCGCCTCGGCGTATGGACTTTGCGAATGAATGACCTCCCGAATCCTCTCACCGACGCGACATGTGACTTGCGGACGTTCGCGTTCATGCCGCTCGATGTCGTGCGCCTTCGCGACAGCGACATCGCCGCGCTGTCCACAGCCGAAGAGTTCCGCGCGGCAGTGCTGCTCTGGTGCGCGGCATGGCACCAGGTGCCGGCAGCGTCGCTTCCTGATGATGATCGCGTGCTCGCGCAGTTGGCCGGCTACGGCCGCGTCGTCGCCGAGTGGCGGAAGGTGCGCACCGGCGCGCTGCGTGGCTGGATCAAGTGCGCTGACGGTCGGCTGTATCACCCCGTCGTCGCTGAGAAGGCACGCGACGCTTGGGCCGCGAAGCACGAGCAGCGCTACAAAACCGAGTGCGCGCGCATCAAGAAGCACAACCAGCGACACGGGACAGAGATCGAATTCCCCACGCTCGAAGAGTTCTTGTCCCCCGATTACCGCGATCCTGTCCCCAGGGACAAGAAGAAGATGTCCCCGGGGACAAAGGGCAAATGTCCACCGGGACAGACAGGAGTTGTCCCTCAAGACGTCCCTAGGGAAACAGCATCCAAGGGACAGGGAGAGGGAGAAGTAAACCTAAAAGCAAGCGGCGGCGGCACAGCACAGGCAGTGGGGGGAGATGCGCCGATCGCCGCCGCCGCTTTCGTCGAAATCCTTCGCTCGTCGGGCGTCGGCTTCGCCGCCGATGACGCGCGGTTGGCGGGCTGGCCCGGCCGCGGAGTGACGGCCGACGACCTCCGCGCGGCCATTGCGACGGGCCGCAAGCGCCGTGAGCGTGAGCGTTCCGAGCAGCCGCTGAACCTCGGCCTGCTCGAGCTAATCCTCGGCGATCTGCTCGCCGCGCGCGCTGCGAAACCCGCAACGGGCACGCGCACCGTCGGCGACTGGTGGCGCTCGTGGACCGGCATCGTCGAGCACGGGCTCGCGCTCGGCGTCGAGCAGGGCCGCGACGAGCCTCCGTTCGATTTCAAGCTGCGCGTGTTCGACGCCGCGGGCGACGGCCCGTGGTGGGACGACCACAACCGCGCGTTTCGCAACACTGCCGGCTCGGTCGCGGTCGGCGCTTTGATGGGGGAAGGGCGATGAACTGCAAACCGGGTGATTTGGCGATCTTGGTGCGATCGGAAATTCCCGAGAACATCGGACGAATTTTCGAGGTTTTGTCATTCAACCATGCGGCATCGGCCTTCTCTGGTCCGACGTGGAACGTGCGTACCGTTCGACCGGCGAAATATTCCGACGGCCAGGTGGGCACGGAAGGAACGGCTCAGGATTGCTGCCTGCGCCCGATCAGCGGTGTGCCGATGACCGACGACATCGAAGACGAGGTGACGGCATGAAGCGGATCACGAAAGCGATGAAGCAGGCCGGCGGCCATCGCTACTGCTGCGAATGCGCGGCTCATGGCCCGCGCGTGAAGGCGCACTGGACGCACAAGGGGCGCGACTACTGCGACGCGCACAAACCGGCCGAGGCGGCGGTGCGGCCCGCGAGCGAGGTGCGGGCATGAACGCACATCAACGCCGTATCGTGCGCCGGGCTCTCCTGCGAGTGCGCGCCGCGCGCCTCTCTCCGTACGAGGTCGTCCGCTTGGCCGCTCAGCAATTCGCTACCGCCATTCGGCTCCCGTTCGACATGGTGACCGGTGAGCGTGCGGCTAGGGGAAAGCAATGACCCAGCAATCCCTCATCACGACCTCGCCGATCATGCAGCGCGTCGAGTTCGTCATTCCCGGCACGCCGGTCGCGAAGGGTCGCCCGAAGTTTGCACGCCGCGGTGCGCACGTCACGACCTACACGCCCGAGAAGACCGAGCGGTACGAAAACCTCGTGAAGATGGCCGCGCGCGCGGCAATGCGTAGCGCCTCGCCGTACGCCGGCCCCATTCGTCTGATCGTGCACATCGGACTGCCCATTCCGGCGAGCTGGTCGATGAAGCGCCAGGGCGAAGCGGCCGCCGGTGCCATCGGCGCGACGAAGAAGCCGGACGCCGACAACGTTGTCAAGGCGTTGAAGGACGGCATGAATGGGGTGGTGTACGTCGACGACGGCCAGGTCGTCGACCTCTGGGTGTCGAAGCGCTACGCGCGCACGCCGGGCGTGCGGATCGAGGCGATCGAGTTGAATTTGAAGTCAGCATAGGAGCGGGGCCTTGAAAGCAAAAAGCAAACTCACCATCAACGGGATGATCGGCGCGATGAAGCCCGGCGTCCGGTATTCGGCGCACGACCTCGCGCGCCGCACGAAGCATCCCGTTTCGTCGGTGCGCCAGCTGCTGTCGCTCGACGTGGCGCTCGCGCGGCTCGACTGCCATTCGGCGGCCCGCGGCCGCATGTACTCGCTCGCAGGAACGAGCCGCTCGCCCGGTTCGCACGTCGACACGCGCATCCGGCCGGACTTCACGAGCAACCTGACGGGCTACATGGCCGAGCTCAACACGCGCCAGGCGCTGGCGATGATGACGCGGGGTGCACGATGAGCGATGTCGTCGAGTTCAAGTCGGCGTTCGACGCGGTGCGCTTCGCGCTCTGCTACTCGTCGCAGCAGTACGGCGAGACGATGATGGCGAAGCGGCTGCGCGGCGAGTCGATTGGCACGGGTATGGGTTTGGTCGGGCTCGACGGCGCCGGGCAGGCCGGGGAGATTCGCCGACACCTCTGGGAACTGCCCGACCTGCACCTGTCGGTGCTCGTCGCGCGCGCGGCGCCGCACGACCTGCCGTGCTCGTGCGGCGCGGCGTGCTGCAGCGGCCGGACGCCGAACCTCGAGTGGCAGGCGGCGGTCGGTTGGCTCATCCGGGCGTCGGCCGCCTACTGCTCGGGGTTCTCGCACTATCGTGTGCGGCGCGCGATCATCGAGCGGCTATTCGGCGTGAAGTGCGACCTGGTCGACATCGCGCACGACTGCGAGGCGCACGTGAACACCGTCAGCAAGCACAACGCTGCCGTGCGGAAGTGGATCGAGGGCGATAAGAAGACCGGCGAGGCGGGCGTCGAGGGCCTCGCCTGGTCCGTAATCGAGCGGAGGTTCAGCGACCTCGGATTGCTTCAGGAACGATCAACCGCTTGACAATGTGTGTTTGACACACAATAATCCGCCATATTCGATACACGTCATACGTGCGTCCAAAGCAAAAAAGCCCGCGAAAGCGGGCTTTTGCATTTCCAGTGTCAGTGTAAGATCTTCGTGCGGGCACGACCGCGCAAGGAGATCACATGCTGGAAAACGGACACTACAAAGTCGACTTCGGTGCATCGCTACCTGGAGCGGGTGGTCTTGTGAAATTGGACGATGGCGTTATCACCGGGCACGACGACCAATATCGCTACGAGGGAACTTACGAAGTTGTCGGGACGCAGATAACCGCGCACCTTACGGTCTCGGCATATGCTGCGAACGCTGTTTCTGTTTTTGGAACGCCTGGCGGTCAGTTCACATTGGATTTGAAGGGCCAAGTTGTTCCGGGCGGATTCTCGCTCGCGGGGCCATCGCCATTTGGTGGACCCGGTATCGTGATCACCGGTCGTCATCTTCCGACGATAAAGTTGGGCGTTATCTAGTAAGGATATTGCGCCATTCGAAGCCCGCTGAGCCGACAAGCCAGCGGGCTTTTCGTTGCGGCGTGTCCGAGCTATACTCGGCTCGGCCTTAGCTGCGCCGGCGGGAAAGACGCAGCGAGGTGATCAGCCAGCGCGCCGAAAGGTGCAGACGGGTTTCCGCCGCCCCGCTGGCACCAGACATATTGAGCCCGTTGAGCGAATGCAGCGGGCGTTCATTTACGCACCATATTGCTCAGTGGCGTGTTCGAGCGCCATCAGAAACGCGCGCAGCTCCTCTGGGTAATAGCGAAATCTCGCAGTTTCTGGGTCTGCGCCATTGCGTTCCCAGCTTTGTCCGAGCTTCACATATTCCGCTTCGGTCGACAGGTCATTGTACTTTTCGTGTGGGTACCGGAGTTCGACGAACTGTTTCCCCCATCGCTCAAGCAGCCCACAAGGGTCAAGCGTCAGTTGTGAGGGGCCGGTGATCTCGATCGCCTTTGCCAATACCTCATCCCGCGTTCGCTTCGGCAATTTCGCGAATAGTCCGTTGTAGCTATGGACCTTCTCCAGTGGAATGTCGTTTGCATGCAGCAAGCATTTGATCAGCAGCTCGAGCGCCAATAGGTCGAGCATGTACTCGCTGTCCGAGCGATCACCGAACGGATCCGAATCTCGCAGCGTTTGAGCGTCCTTGCGGCGCGCGAGAGCCGTGCGACGCATTAGTTTGACTTGGAGTTCGTTCATGGGAACCCGTGCAGTGGTCGCCCGCCGGCCGAAAGCCAGCGGGCTTTTTCGTGCGGTGTTATTTCACGTCAGGCTTGGTACGGGTAATGCGCTTGACGGTGGGCTTGGACGCCTTAGCCGCAGGTTTCGCAGCCTTCTTGGCTGCCATGCGGACCGTCGGCTTGGAATCCTCGAGTACTGCAGCCAGTTGCTGCCAAGTGTATTTGTGAGCGTTGACGCTGTTGCCCTTCGGCCACCATTCGACAGACCCCTTGCTGAATTTCAGGGCGCCAATCTTGCGGCCATTGGTGCCCTTTACGGTCAGAATTTGATCTACTTTTCCGATCTCAACTTCGGAAGTAAGTGCCAAGCTGACTTTTGCCATAGTTATTTATCCCCGTAGTGTGCCGGACTATCCCGGTGACTGATTCTACGATATGGCGCCTAAGTCTCAACGTACCGACGTGGTTCATCGTGCCGCATTGCCACGTCCGTCGCCCTCCGACATCCTCTTCGAAGACTCGAACTGGATCCAGCGCATCGTGCCGGCCGACGGCGTTGCCGAGTGGGTGAACGAGACGCTCTTGCGCGACGGCGCGCCGCTGCACAACCCTGACCACGAGCACCTGATCGGCGCAGACGTCGCCTACCTCTGGGCGGCCGTCGAGAACGTGCGCCAGATGCGCCGCGTCGTCGGCCAGTGCGAAGAGGTGACGATCCGCGCCGGCGGCTGGCAGCGCGCCAGGCAGGAACAGCAGTATCTCGAGTGGTTCGGCCGCGTGCCGGCGTTCCTGATCACGCTCGACGCGCACTACGCGCGGGAGTGCAACGACCTGCAGTGGTGCGCGCTCGTCGAGCACGAGCTGTATCACATCGGCCAGCGCACCGACGAATTCGGCGCGCCGGCCTTCACGAAGGAGGGCATGCCGAAGCTCCGCATCCGCGGGCACGACGTCGAGGAGTTCGTTGGCATCGTCCGGCGCTACGGCGTGGCCGGCGGCGCGGGCGACACCGCGAAGCTCGTCGACGCCGCCCGCCGCGCGCCCGAGGTCGGCCACGTCGACATCGCGCGCGCCTGCGGCACCTGCATCCTGCGGGCCGCGTAACCCGACCGTTTTCCCGCTATGGCAGCACTTCCCGACGCGATCAAGGTGTTCATCGTGCAGTCGCTGGCGTGCTTCGACACGATCTCGCGCACCGCGAAGGCCGTGCGCGACGAGTTCGGCGTCGAGGTGTCGCCGCAGCAGTGCGAGCGTTACGACCCGACGAAGCGTGCGGGCGAGACGCTCAGCAAGAAGTACCGCGAGATCTTCGAGCGCACGCGCGCGGAGTTCCTCAACGACACATCCCGCATCGGTGTGTCGCACCGCGCGGTGCGCCTGCGTGCGCTCGACCGAGCCGTCGCGGAAGCGGAGCGACGCAACAACCTGCCGCTGATGGCGCAGCTGCTCGAACAGGCTGCGAAGGAATCCGGCGACGCCTACACGAACCGGCGCCGCCTCGAACACACTGGGGAGAACGGCGGCCCGATCGAGAACAGGACGGTCGTCGTCGATGAAAGCCAGGTCGCAGCCGCCGTCGCCAAACTCGAAGACGAGTATTGACCCCGCCATCGAGCGGGCCGTCCTGAAGGCGAAGTGCGAGCGGGATCACCTGTTTTTCAGCCGGTACTTCTTCAAGCACCGGCAGGCGATCAAGTTCCGCGTCAACTGGCACCACGTGCTGATCGCCGACACGGTGCAGCGCGTGATCGACGGCACGCTGAAGAACGTCGTCATCAACGTGCCGCCGGGCTCGTCGAAGACCGAGCTGGTCGCGATCAACCTGATCGCGCGCGGCCTCGCGCTGAACCCGCGTGCGCGGTTCCTGCACATCAGCTACTCGGACGACCTCGCGCTCCTGAACAGCGAGACGGCGCGCGACATCGTCGCATCCGACGAGTACCAGGCGCTCTGGCCGCTCAAGGTGGCCGACGACGCGAAGTCGAAGAAGCGCTGGAACGTGCTCGTCGACGGGAAGAAAGCCGGCGGCGTGTACGCGGTGTCTCTCGGCGGCCAGATCACGGGCTTCCGTGCCGGCCACATGGCCGAGGGCTGGCAGGGCGCGATCATCATCGACGACCCGCTGAAAGTCGAGGACGCGTACAGCAAGACGAACCGCGACAAGGCCAACCGCAAGCTGCAGTCGACCGTGAAGAGCCGAAAGGCGAGTCCGGACACGCCGATCATCGTGATCATGCAGCGGCTCGCCGAGGAAGATCCGACGGGCTTCATCAAGGCGCGCAAGCTGCCGGGCGACTGGGAGTTCATCGAGATCCCGGCGCTGATTACGGACGAGTACGTCGCGAAGCTGCCGGCGCACATCCGCGACCGCGTGGAGTGTGACGAGCGAGACGAGGACGGCCGGTACAGCTACTGGCCGTACAAGGAACCGCTGCAGGAGCTGCTCGCGTCTGAGAAGGCCGACGCGTACGTGTTCAACGGCCAGTACATGCAGCGGCCGTCGCCGCTGGGCGGCGGGATCATCCAGAGCGGCAAGTTCCTGCGCTACGGCGCGCTGCCGCAGTTGCAGTACCGGAAGATCTTTGCCGACACGGCGCAGAAGACCGCGGAGCGGAACGACTACAGCGTGTTCGAGTGCTGGGGCCTCGGCTACGACAACCGCGTGTACCTGATCGACCTGGTGCGCGGGAAGTGGAAGGCGCCCGAGCTGAAGCGCCGCGCGATCGACTTCTGGAACAAACATGCGGCCATCGGCGCCGACGACCCGGCCGCGCCGGTGCTGCGGCAGATGAAGGTCGAGGACAAGTCCAGCGGTACCGGGCTGATTCAGGACATTCAGGCCGAGGGCGGCATCCCGATCGAGGGCATCGAACGCGTGAAGGATAAGCTGACGCGCGTGATGGACGTCGTCAGCCAAATCGACGCCGGCAACGTCGGTGTGCCGCTGGATGCCCCATGGGTCAGCGACTTCTTGACCGAATGCGACTCGTTCACGGCTGACGACACGCACATGCACGACGACCAGATCGATCCGATGGTCGACGCAATCAACGACATGCTGGGAGGCGCGAAGGACCTGTCGGTCTGGGAGCGGCTTGCCGGTTGAGCACGACAGGATTTCCCGGAATGTCGAAACGGAAGCAACAGGCCCGGCCGCCGCGCGCGCCGGCGGCGACGCACGCCCATCGCACGGTCGACTCGTTCGCCAACTTCGAAGCGCGGCTCGGCTGGGGCGCCGACAACCAGGCGTCGGCGGCGCAGTACACGCTGACGTACCAGAGCCGCAACCGCGTCTGGCTGGAGGCGGCGTATCGCGGTTCGTGGATCGTGCGCGCCGCGGTGGACGCGATCCCGGAGGACATGACCCGCAAGGGCATCGAGATGTCCGGGCTCGATCCGACCGACGTGTCGAAGATGGAGACGGCGCTCACGCGCAAGGCTATCTGGGACCAGCTGTGCGACACCGGCAAGTGGGCGCAGCTGTACGGCGGCGCGATCGCGGTGATGCTGATCGACGGCCAGGACATGTCGCAGCCGCTTCGGCGCGAGACCATCGGGAAAGGCCAATTCAAGGGCCTGCTCGTGCTCGACCGCTGGATGGTTGCGCCGCCGGTCGGCGAAGTCGTGACCGAGTTCGGCCCCGATCTCGGCATGCCGAAGTTCTACGACGTGTTGCCGACGGCGATCGGCTTGCCGCAGGGGCGGATTCACCACTCGCGCGTGCTGCGAATGGACGGCGAAGCACTGCCGTTCTACCAGCGCATCAGCGAGAACGGCTGGGGTCTGTCGATCCTCGAGCCGATGTGGGACCGGTTGATCGCGTTCGACAGCGCGACGGTCGGCGCCGGGCAGCTCGTCTACAAGGCACACCTGCGCACGCTGAGCGTCGAGAAGCTGCGCGACATCATCGCGGCTGGCGGCCCGGCGCTCAACGGCCTGCTGAAGCAGGTCGAGATGATCCGGCACGGGCAGTCGAACGAGGGCATCACCCTCATCGACTCGACCGACAAGTTCGAGACGCACCAGTACACGTTCAGTGGCCTGTCCGACGTCTTGCTCCAGTTTGCGATGCAGTTAAGCGGCGCGACGGGCATTCCGCTCGATCGTCTGTTCGGCCAGCAGCCGGCCGGCCTGAGCGACACCGGCGAAGGGTCGCGCCTGCTGTATCACGAGAAAGTGCACACTCGGCAGGAGCGTCGGCTGCGCAACCCGCTGCACGGACTGCTTGACGTGATGTGCCGGTCGGAAATCGGGCAGCCGTTGCCCGAGGACTTCTCGTACGAGTTCAACCCGCTGCAGGAGATGTCGGCCGCCGAGAAGGCGGAGATCGGCAACAAGACGGTCGACTCGGTGACGAAGGCCGTCGACGCCGACCTGATCCCCCGCAGCCAAGGCATGCGTGAGCTGAAGGCGTCGTCGCCGGACACCGGCATGTTCGGCGACATCCCCGACGAAGCAATCGAGCAGGCCGAGCGCGACGAGCAGGGCGAGGATCCGCTGGGAATTGATCCGGTGCTTCCGCTCGGCGCGACGCCGGGCGCGGCCGCACGGACGAATGATTCTCTGCTTCGCAGGCTTTTCCGACGTCGATGATCCTCACCCTCGATCGAAAGCGCGAACGGCGCAAGAATCCTGTCCGGCTGAGCGGTGCCGAGCGCCAGTACGGCAGCCAGTTGCGAAAGATCGCTCATCAGGTCGGCGTACTCGTGAACGGCTTCCCGCCCGATGACGCGTCGTATGCGCCGACGATCGAGGAACTGCTGCGGCGGTACGCCGAGGCGCTCGCGCCATGGGCCGAGGCGACCGCGGCGCGGATGATCGCCGACCTGAATCGGCGCGACGAGCAGATGTGGATGAAGCAGGCCGCCGACATGTCGCGCGCGCTGCGCGACGAGATCCGCGGCGCTGCCACCGGCGAGACGATGCGTGCGCTCCTGTCCGAGCAGGTGCGGCTGATCAAGTCCATCCCGCTCGACGCAGCCGAGCGCGTGCACCGGCTCACGCTCGAAGGAATCGTCGACGGCACGCGCGCCGCGCAGATCTCGAAGGCGATTCAGGAGTCGGGACAGGTTGCGAAGAGCCGGGCCGACACGATCGCGAGAACCGAGGTCAGTCGAACGGCCGCGACGCTCACGGAGGCGCGCGCGCTCGACGTCGGCAGCCCCGGCTACTTCTGGCGGACGTCGGGTGACTCGGACGTCCGCGAGGACCATCGCGAGCTGGAAGGCAAGTTTTTCACGTGGGACAAGCCGCCGGTCGCGGATAAGCGTTCGGGCGCGCGGGCGCACCCGGGCTGCATCTACAACTGCCGATGCTGGGCGGAAGTGGTTTTGCCGGCGGACTGATGTCGTGAGATTGGACGGGCCGGTCGGCGTCGGCCTCCGCTTTGAGTAGTTGCCGGGCCGAGCCCGCATGACCCGACAGGCCCATGGCAAAGCATCTGCATATCTACTTCCACACGTATGACGCGTCGTGGGAGGAGTCGAAACACCCACGCTCCGCGAACGGTCAGTTCGGATCCGGCGGTGGTGCCGAGGCAGCGGCAGCCGCACCGACGACGCTGAAAGGTGACGAGCTAGGTGACTTCACCAGCATGAAGGAGCTGCGCCAAAAGGCGATCGCCTACGGCAAGCAGTTCGCCGGGAAGAAGTTCAAGAACGTGGCGACGGGCAACCAGATCGAGGTGACGAACGGCGGGATACGGCACACCGTGGCGACCGGCCACGATGAGGTGCTGCGTTCCATTCCTGCCTTGCCGGACCTGCTGACGAGGGCTCGACTCATCGACTCGCAGCCCGATAAGCGTGGCGATCCGAACGTGAAGGCGGTCGAGACGTACTCAGCTCCGCTCAAGCTGGACGGCAAGAGCTATCGGGCGGTGATTACGGTGAAGGTGTTCTACGACGGCCATCGGTACTACAACCAGGGCCTAGTGCGGGAAGGGGAATAGGGCCAGTCGTCGTTTAAATAAGGCACCCCCTGCCTTTCGGCAGTCGGCTCACCTCCGGCGACCGTCCCTGTCCGCATTATAGCCAAGTCCGGATGGCGTGCGAAATCCTTGCCGAATCATCGACTTACTTCCAAATCGTTCCAGATGCGAACTATTCGAATTCCAACGGCGGACCACGCCTGTAGCTGCGGTGCGGGCGCCGCCCGCGCTCGCGCGCATACCCGCGACGGCATCACTGCATCGGGCGTGTACGCGACTGAGCAACTCGGCGAGCGGCAGTCGATCACGCCCGAGGGTTTCTTACTCTGCGAGGCTGTGCCGATCGCGCGCGTCGGCGCGCAGGACTACGCCTATTTCGAGCTGCCCGAGATCGAGGCGAAGGACGGCGTCATCGTCGCCGAGCGCACGGCCGACGTGCTGTTCAGCCCCGAGACGCTCGCCAGCTTCGAGGGCAAGCCGATCACGATCGACCATCCGCCGGACTTCGTAACGCCGGCGAACTACATGTCGGTGGCGCGCGGCACGGTCCGCAACGTACGGCAAGGCGAAGGCGACCAGGCCGAGCTGATGCTCGCCGACCTGCTGATCACCGACGCCGAGGCGATCCGCCGCGTCCAGAGCAAGGGCGCGGACGCGCTCACGCAGGTCAGCAACGGCTACGACGCCGACTACGAACAGATTGCGCCTGGGCGGGCGCGACAGGTGGTGATCGTGGGCAACCATGTCGCCCTCGTGAAAAGCGCCCGCTGTGGCCCCGTGTGTTCGATCGGGGATAGCAGTTCCAACTTACTCCCGACAGGAGATGCAAGCATGGCAACCAAGAAAGGCTCCAAGTTCGTCGACGCATTGCGCAAGGCGTTCATGACGCGCGATTCCGAAGCGTTCGAGAAGGTCGCGAGCGAGATGACCGGCGACGAAGGCGGCGAGGGTGGCGACGGCCAACCCCAGATCCACATCCATATGCCCGGCACCGGCGCTGACCCGAAGGCGGCCGTCTCGCCGACCGGCGACGAAGGCGCGGGCGGCGGTGAAGGCGATCCGCTCAAGCAGGTGCTCGATGCGATCCAAGCCACCAACGGCAAGATCGATGCGCTCGCCGATCGCGTGACGAAGCTCGAAGGCGGCGGCACCCAGACCGGCGACGCGGACGACGATGACGACGACCTGCTCGGTACCGGTACGACGGACGACGGCTCCGGCGAGGGCGACGACGACAAGAGCGGCGCGCGTACCGGAGACAGCGCAGCGCTGCGCGACCAGTTTCAGGACGCGCTCTCGCGCGCCGAGATCCTCGCGCCGGGCGTTCGACTGCCGACGTTCGACGCGAAGGTCGCGCGAAAGAAGACGGTCGACGCCCTCTGCGTGCTGCGCCGCCGCGCGCTGCGCGCCGCGCTGGACAACGAGAACGCCGAACTGGTCAAGTCGGTGGTCGGCGGCGCTAACGTGGCCAGCATGACCTGCGATTCCGTCGCGGCGTTCTTCAACGCAGCGTCGGAGGTCGTGCGCAGCAAGAACTCCGGCATGACGCAGCGCCGGACGAACGATTCCGCTCAGACCGAGCGGAAAGACATCAACGCAATCCACGCGGAATTCTGGAAGGTCCGCAAGTAAGGAGCCGACATGCCCTCGTATCAAGCCTATCAGTACCGCATGCCGGCGGGCTTCGCCGGTGACCTCCAGCGCGCCGAAGTCGCCACGATCGAGACGCAGCTGATCGACCCGGCGGCACCGCCGACGGCGTTCGGCGTTCCCGTGAAGATGGTGAACGGCAAGATCCAGCCGATCAACAACGCCGCCGACACTGCGGTGTCCGTGTATGGCGTGAATCTCCGCGCGTACCCGATTCAGGGCAACGGCACGGATCCGCTCGGCACGTCGACGCCGCCGACGAGCGGCCCGACCGACATCCTGAAGCGCGGCTACTTCAACGCCGCGCTCGGCGGCACCGCGCCGGCCACGAAGAGCGGTACGGTGTACGTGCGCGTCGCGGCGGCCGCCGCCGGCAAGCCGCTCGGTGGTTTCGAAGCGGCAGTCGACGGCACGAACACCGTCGCGATGCCGGCGAATTGGTACTTCACCGGTCCGGCCGACGCTTACGGCATCGTCGAAATCGCCGTCAACATCTGATCCGGCGCTGAACAGCGCTTCACCCGAAGCCCCGCAATCGCGGGGCTTTTGCATTTCTGGAGCCATTACATGGACATGTCCGAACTGAAGCACCTGCGCCGGGCCGGGGCCTCGATCCCGATGTCGGCGGCCGTCGCGGATGCGACGCGCCGGCTGGTCCGCGCACGTACGCAGGACCAGCAGTACACCTACGATCGCGCGACGATCGACTCGACCGGCGCGTTCCTCGTCGGCCAGCTCGAACGCCTCGACCAGACGCTCAACGAGCCGCTCGTCGAGTACACCTGGTCGCGCGACATCTACATCCGCAGCGACGTGTCGGCGGCTGACGAAGTCGCGTCGTTCACGAACTCGGCGTTCGGGATGAGCGGCGGCATCAACCCGAACGGCCTGAACTGGATCTCGAACGAGGGCAACGCGATCGCTGGCCCGTCGGTCGACATCGGCAAGACGCCGCAGCCGATGCGCTTGTGGGGTGCCGAGGTTAAGTACACGGTGCCCGAGCTCGTGAAGTCGCAGGCCCTCGGCATGCCGATCGACTCCCAGAAAGTCGAAGCCATGAACATGAAGCGCAACATGGACCTCGACCAGATCGTCTACTACGGCGATCCGCAACTGAACTTCACCGGCCTGGTGAACTCGATCGGCGCCGTCGGCAGCGTTTCGAACGTTGCGAACGGTGCGGCCGGCACGCCGCAGTGGAACACGAAGACGCCGGACGAAATCCTGAAGGACGTCAACGAAATCCTGACGTCTGCGTGGCAGGCCACCGGCTGGAAGGTGAAGCCCAATCGCCTGATGCTTCCGCCGGCCACGCTCGGTGGTATCGCATCGCGCATCATCAGCAATGCCGGCAGCAAGTCGATCCTGACCTATCTGCTCGAGAACAATATCTGCACGCAGCAGGGCACGCCGCTGGAGATCCTCGAGCTGAAGTGGCTGATCGGCGCCGGCGCGGGCGGCACGCAGGGGCAGCTCAATACCGTCGACCGGATGGTCGCGTACAACAGCGACAAGAAGTACGTCCAGTTCCCGATGACGGACCTGCAGCGCACGCCGCTCGAGTACCGCTCGCTCTACCAGATCACGACCTATTGGTCGCGGATCGGTCAGGTCGAGTGGCGCTACGGCACGACGGCTGCTTACCGGGACGGGATCTGACATGGCGAAGATCAACGTTCTGACGGCGTTCACGATCCGGCTGGCCCACGAGGGCGAGGAAGTCATCCGTCGCGTCGAGGCCGGCGTGCAGGAGGTCGAGGACTTCATCGCCGACCACTGGTACGCGAAGGCGCACACGGGCCCGCTGCCGGAGAAATCCGGCGATTCGGGTGGGGCGCAAGACGGCGAGGCGGATCAGGATGCCGCGCTGGCAGCAGCGAAGGCCGATCTGCAGTCCGAGTCGGACCGCCTCGAAAAGCTGCGTGTCGAGCTCGACACGTTCAGCAAAGGTCTGGACGAACGCGCGGCGGCGCTCGATGCGCGTGAAGCTGCTGTTGCGGCGGGCGAGCAGGATCTCGCCGCGCGGGTCGCGGCCTTCGAGGCGGCCCAGAAGGATGCCGCGGCGGCGGCGAAGGATGGCGCAGCCGACGGCGCGCCCCAGAAGTCCGGCAGCGGGAAGAAGGCATAATGGCCTCCCGGCGCCGCGCCATGCAGGCGCGCGCCGGGCATCCGAATTTTGGCAAGGTGACACGTGGATATCGCCCAGTTCCGACAGTCGTTCCCCGAGTTCGACGATACGACGACGTACCCCGACTCGCTCGTCCAGTTCTGGATGACCGTCGCGGTGTCGCTCGTCAACGCTGACCGGTGGGGCGAGCTGACCGATCTGGGTATCGCGCTCGTCACCGCGCACCACCTCGCGCTCGCGCTGAAGGACCAGAAGACGGCCGCCGTCGGCGGCGTGCCGGGGCAGGTGACCGGGCCGCAGTCGTCGAAGGCCGTCGACAAGGTGAGCGCGAGCTACGACACCGCGGCCGTTGCCATCAAGGACGGCGGCTTCTGGAACGCCACGATGTACGGCGTCCGCTATCTCAGTCTGGCGCAGATGATGGGCTCGGGCGGCATTCAGCTGTAACGCTGCCGCCGCCCATCGGGAGAATCCCATGGACGGCATGAAAATCGACCGCCTCGACGAGGTGCTGAAGTCGATCAGCGGGCTCGTGCAGAAAGAAGTGCTCGTTGGCGTGCCCGACAGCACCGCCGGACGGAAGAACGAGGGCGAGCCGCTCAGCAACGCCGAGATCGGCTACATCATGGAAAACGGCTCGCCGGCCAACAACATACCGGCGCGCCCGCACCTGGTGCCCGGCGTGCAGGACGCGCGGCCGAAGTTCGAGCCGCAGCTCCAGAAGGGTGTCGAAGCGGCACTCGACGGCGATCTCGAACAGGTCGAGCGCAGGCTCAAGCTGGCAGGTCTTGCCGGGCAAAACGGCGTGCGCGCGAAGATCAACAGCAACATCGCTCCCAAACTCGCTGACTCGACGCTGGCCGCGCGCCGGCGCCGCGGCGTCACGCGCGAGAACACGCTGGTAGACACCGCTCAGTATCGAAACGCGATCACGTACGTGGTCCGCAAGAAGTAGTTTCCAGTCTCCCCGATCCATGGGCCGCCGAGTGCGGCCCTTTTTCGTTGGTGCCCGCGCAATGGCCTTCCTCGACGTTACCGACGTACTGCTCGACCCGGATTTCATGGACACCGGTCTGCTCTGCAACCGCATGACGCAGACAGTCGACGATCACGGTCGCGCGCAGAACACAGCGGCGCCGACGCCGTTCTCGGCCGTCGTGACCAGCGACAAGGGCGACATCCTGCATCGCAATGCGGACGGCAGCCGAATCATCGGTTCCATCACGCTGCACACGATGTTCCGGCTGATAGACGGCAGCGCCGGCCACGACGCCGACGAAGTCGTGTGGGCGGGCCGCACCTACACGGTCGTGAATGTGAACGACTACTCGCACTTCGGCCGCGGCTTCGTTTGCGCGACGTGCGACATCAAGCCTCTCTCGGGGACCTCATGAACGACAGCTCGACCGGCGGCTACCTGGCGCCAGCCGTCGATGCGCCGCCGGCCGAGGACGACGCGCTCGATGATCTGGTCCACGACCTCATCGCGGGCGTCACGGCGCTCGCGCCGGACCTTGTGCGGCCGCGCTGGCAGCAGACCGTGCCAAAGCAGCCTGAGCCGTCCGTCGACTGGTGCGCGTTCGGCGTGCAGGACCAGGAGACGGACGCCGGCCCGGCGATCCAGCATGACGGCGCCGACGACGGGCACGACACGTACATCCGGCACCAGGACATCGACGTCGTGTGCACTTTCTACGGCCCGCGCGCGAAGGGTTACGCGCAGCGGCTCGCCGATGGCCTCGCGATCCCGCAGAACCGCGAGCAGCTCCAGCTGCAGGAGATGGCGTTCGTCGGCGTCGGCGCGATCCGCCCGGCGCCGGACCTCGTCAACCAGCAGTGGGTGCGGCGCTACGACATGACCGTGACGCTGCGCCGCAAGATCACCCGGACCTACGCGGTCCTCAACCTCAAATCGGCCACCGTGGCGACGACGACCGACTCGTCGACGCCGGTGGTTGGCGTTTCGAACATCCACTCGTAGGGGACTAGCATGTCCAACGGATTGCCGGTATCGCGTCTGATCAACGTGACGATCAACCTCGCCGCGCTGGCGGCGCAGGGTGCGAACATGAACACCGGGCTGATTCTCGGCCCGTCGGCCATCATCGACACCAACGAGCGCGCGCGCTCGTACGGCGGCATCGATGAGGTGACGCCTGATTTCGGCACGAACACGCCGGAGTACTACGCCGCTGCGCTGTACTTCAACCAGGTGCCGCAGCCGAAGTCGCTGTTGATTGGTCGGTGGGCGAAGACGGCGACGTCCGGCTCGCTGCGCGGTGGCGTGCTGTCGGCGGCGCAGCAGGACATCGCGGTGTGGGAGGCGGTCACGACCGGCGCGTTCAGCATTACGGTCGACGGCGTGGCGAAGTCGGTCACCGGCCTCGACTTTTCGGCACAGACGAACCTGAACGGCGTCGCCACCGTGATCAACGCGAAGCTGACGGGCGCGACCATCGCCTGGACCGGTTCGCGGTTCGTCGTGACGTCGAATACGACCGGTACGAACTCGAAAGTCGGCTATGCGACGGCGCCGGGCAGCGGCACGGACATCTCGGCGATGCTTGGCCTGACGAGCAGCCTCGCCGGCGTGCCGGCGGATGGCATCTCACCCGAGCAACCTGTCGACGCCGCCGCGCTGTTCCTCGATCGCTTCGCGAACCAGTTCCTCGGACTGGACTTCGCCGACGCGTCGATCACAGACGACCAGCACATCGCGGTCGCGAACCTCATCGAGGCCGACCAGCGGCACATTTACGGCATCACGACGCAGAACCCGCAGGTGCTCGACTCGACCGTGTCGACCGACATCGCGAGCAAGCTGAAAGCACTGAAGCTGAAGTACACGGTGGTGCAGTACTCGAGCTCGACACCGTACGCCGTGTCGTCGCTGCTCGGCCGCCTGCTGACGGTGAACTTCGACGGCAACAACACGACGATCACGCTGATGTTCAAGCAGGAGCCGAGCGTCGTAGCCGAGCAGCTCACCAGCACGCAGGCGAACGCGCTGCAGGCGAAGAACTGCAACGTATTCGTGAACTACAGCAACGACACGTCGATCATCCAGTACGGCGTGACGCCGAGCGGCATCTACGTTGACTCGGTCTACAACGCGATCTGGTTCCGCAATCGCATCGAGACGGACGTCTACAACCTGCTGTACCAGAGCCCCACGAAGATTCGGCAGACCGACGGCGGCAATGCCACGATCGCGGCCACGATCTCGGCGGCCTGCGAGGCAGGGGTGAACAACGGGTATCTGGCACCTGGCGTCTGGAACTCGGCTGGCTTCGGCGTGCTGAACCAGGGCGACACGCTCGCGAAGGGCTACTACGTGTACCAGCCGCCGATCGCGACTCAGTCGCAGGCCGACCGCGAGGCGCGCAAGTCCGTCACGTTCCAGGTCGCGGCGAAGGAAGCAGGCGCGATCCACAGCGTGGACATCCTCGTCAACGTCAACCGCTAACAGAGGCATATCAACATGGCGACTTACAGCTTTCAGGACGTCGCGGCGACGATCGTAGGCCCGGGCGGTGCGTTCTCGCTCGGCTACGGGGAAGCGACCGCGGAAGAAGGCATCACGATCGTGCGCGCGGGCGACAAGAACACGATGACGGTCGGCTCGGACGGCGAGGGCATGCACAGTCTGCATGCCGACAAGTCCGGGCAGGTCACGCTGCGATACCTCAAGACGGCGCCGATCAACGCGAAGTTGATGGCGCTGTACGACGCGCAGTCGCTCGACAGCCGCCTGTGGGGCAAGAACCTGATCGAGGTTCGGCAGACGGCCGCCGGCGATGTGACGACCGCGCGCAGCTGCGCGTTCAAGAAGGCGCCGGACCTGAAGTACGCGAAGGACGGCGACACCGTCGAATGGGTCTTCGACGCGATCAAGATCGACAACATCCTCGGGACGTATTGAGCATGACGACCGAACTCAAACTCAACGGCGTGCGGTACGCGATCGGCAAGCTGAACGCGATGCAGCAGTTCCACGTGTCGCGTCGCATCGCGCCGATCATCCCGTCGATGATCCCGGTGCTGATGAAGTTCTACGCCGAGCTCGAGCAGACCGACGTCGCGCGCGAGCAAGAGCGCACGAACGCCGCGCTCGCGGCGCTGGCCGAACGTGCCGAAGGTGCGGAAGCGGCGGCCGCCGCGGCGCCGACGCCCGCAGCCGACCACTCGCGCGAGCTGCTGTCGATGGTCGACGCGATCGCGCCGGTGCTGCAACCTTTCGCCGACGCGCTGGCCGGCCTGAAGGACGAGGACGCCGAATACGTCTTCGGCACGTGCCTGTCCGTTGTGGAGCGCTGGCAGGGCGCGGGCTGGGCGAAGGTCTGGAACCTTGCTCACAAAACGTCGATGTTCGACGACATCGGCATCGACGTGATGCTGCCGCTCGTCGTGCGCGTCGTGGTGGCGAACCTCGGCCCTTTTATCAGCGGGCTGCTTACCAGCCAAGCGAGCAGCCCGGCGGCGACGTAGGCTGGATCCGCAGATTGCCCGGCGGCGAGGACTGGCTGCTCGCGCCTGTATCGCGCGGCTGGTGCAAGTACGAGTCGCTGCTGGACGGCACGCTTGGGCTCGACGACGTCGCGCTGATGAACGACGCGATCGCAGTCCAGGCAGATAACGAAGCGGCGTACCGCCGCAAGATGGAAAGAGAAAATGGCTGATTCGGTCGTCATCCGCGAGTTCCTGGTCGCGCTCGGCTTCAAGGTCGACGAGAAGGGCCTGAAGAACTTCAAGGAAGGCGTCGAAGGCGCGACGAAGGGCGTCAAGCAGCTGATCGCCACGGTGTCCGGCGCCGCGCTTACGGTGAGCGCCGGCGTCGCCGCATTCGCGTCGAAGCTTGAGCGGCTATATTTCGTCTCGCAGCGCACCGGCGCGTCGGCGACCAGCCTGCGCGGCTTCGAATTCGCGGCGCGGAACATGGGCGTCTCCGCCGAAGCGGCCACCGGCACGATCGAGAACCTCGCGCGGTTCCTGCGCAACAATCCTGCGGGCGAGGGTTACCTCGCGACGCTCGGCGTGCAGACGCGCAACGCGAACGGCGAGCTGCGCGACACGGTCGACATCATGTCCGACCTCGGGAAGTCGCTGGCGAACAAGCCGACGTGGCTCGCGAGCCAGTACGGCAACATCCTCGGCATCGACGAGAACCTGATGCTTGCGATGCGTAACGGGGACTTCGAGAAGCTCCTCGCGCAGTACCGCGAGATGTCGAAGTCGACCGGCCTGGACAAGGCGGCCGACGACTCGCACCGGTTCATGACGCAGCTGCGCGGGCTCGGCACGTCGTTCGAGAACCTCGGCATTCGCGTCGAGGGCGCGATGCTGCAGAAGGTCGGGCCCAGTCTCGATCGGTTTCAACGGTGGATGGACGCGCACGGCGACGAGATCGCCAATCGGATAACGGACATCGCCAACGCGGTCGTGAAGGCGGCCGCAGCGATGGGACCGCCGCTGGCTTGGCTTGCCGACAAGTTCGTCGAACTCGATCGTGACACCGACGGCTGGTCGACCAAGATCCTGCTGCTCGGGGTGGCGCTGAAGGCGCTGGGCGTATTCAAGATCGCTGGCGGCATTCTGAAGATGGCCGGCGCACTGCGTGCCGCAGGCGCAGCCACGGGTACGGCTACTGCCGCCGGCAGCGGCCTGCTGACGGTGCTCGGAGGTCTCGCGACAGCGGCGGCCGCAGTCGGTGCCGCATTCGCGGGCTGGAAGATCGGCGATGCGTTGCGCGACTCCGTCGACGGTTGGATTTCAAAGGCGTCCGGCGGCCGGTTCCGCTCGATCTGGGATGTGCTGACCGGGAAGGATCGGCGCGGGCTCGACGCGACCGGCGGCTACACGCAGGCCGAGCTCGATAGTGTGCGGAAGGACGGCGGCGGTGGCGCGAAGTTGGCGTCGCCGCGCGGCTCTGCTGCTGCGCAGGCGCCAGCCGCGGACGCTGCGTCAGGCGGCCTGGCCGGCGCAATGTCGCGTCTCGCCGACACTGCATTCGGCCAGCTGATCGCGCGTGGCGAGGGCGACTACAACAGCGTCAACCGCGGCGCGCGCGGTGGATACCGCTCCGGCACAGAGAACCTCGAAGGCATGACGCTGGCGCAGGTCATGGCGGCGCAGCGCGCCGGGCAGTTCAATGCCGCCGGCCGCTACCAGATCATCGGTAGCACCCTGGCGGAGGCGGCGCGCGGGTTGAAGCTGAACGGCGACGAGATGTTCGACCGCAAGCTGCAGGACCGGATCTTCGAGCAGTACCTCGTGCGCAACAAGCGCCGCGCGATCGCCGACTACGTCGAAGGGCGCAGCAACGATCTACGCGGCGCGCTACGCGCGGCTTCGCGCGAGTGGGCCAGCGTCGCGGATCCGGACACGGGCCGCAGCTACTACGCCGGCAAGGGCAACAACCGCGCGAGCATCACGGCGGCCGAGATGGAATCCGCGTTGCGCAACACGCGCGCGACCTACCAGCCGGCCGGCGCGCTGGCCGCGCAGTCGGCGGCGCGCGGCGGCCCCGCGAAGGTCGAGCTGCACCAGTCCACGCAGATCCACGTAACCGGCGCGGGCGATCCTTCGGCGGCCGGTCGCGCGGTCGAGCGCGAGCAGCGCGCGGTGAACGCAGACATGGTGCGCAATCTACAGGGGGTGATCGCGTGATCCTCGACATGATCATGATCTCGCCGAAGAAGATCGGCAGCATCACGGTGCAGGTCGCGATCGAAGAGGTCTACAACGACGAACTGACGATCACCGAGCATCCGGTCGAGCAAGGCGCACAGATCACCGATCACGCGTTCAAGCGTCAGCCGGATCTCGTGATGCGCTGCGGGTGGAGCAACGCCGACTACGAAGCGCTGCTCGGCGCGGCGGAGGCGACGTTCGACGGCGGCGGTCTGCCGTCGGCGCAGTACGTCAACGCGATCTACTCGCAGTTGCTGGCGCTGCAGCAGGCACGCACGCCTTTCGACGTCACGACGAGCCGCCGCACCTACCAGAACATGCTTCTGCAGGGGTTGCGGCTCACGGTTGATGCGAAGACGTCGAGCGCGCTGATCCTGACGGCGACCCTCAAGCAGATCCGCATCGTGTCGACGCAGGTGACGAAGCTGCCGCCGCGCGAGAACCAGGCAGACCCGGCGTCGACCGCCGAGACCGGCAACGGCGGTACGAAGGCCGCCATGCCGGCGACGCCTGCGCCGGGCGGGGCGGTGCCACCAGGGAATATGTGATGCCGAGCTATTTCGAGATTCCGTTTTCGCCGCGTCCGGAGCGCTTCACCGTGACGCTGAGCGGGACCGACTATCGGCTGACCGTCCAATACCGCAAGGCCGGCGGCGCGGGCTGGGTGCTCGACATCGCGGACGCCTCGGATAACCCGCTGGTGTCCGGCATCCCGCTGGTAACCGGCATCGACCTGCTCGGCCAGTACAAGCACCTGGGCTTTCAAGGCCGGCTATGGGTGCAGGGCGCCGCTGATCCTGACGACGTTCCGACGTACGAGGATCTGGGCATCGGATCGCATGTTTTCTGGGTGACGGACCAATGAGCGTTGAGCAGTTCGGCCGGAAGGTATCGCTGATCATCGGGTTCGACAGCGGCGAGGCACTCGACCTGTCCGAACTGCGGATCGTGTTCCGCGTTCAGCGTGGCGATCTGCAAACGCCGAACCAGGCGCGGATCCGCGTCTACAACGTGTCCGCGACGACGGCGCGGCGCGCGCGGAAGGAGTTCACGCGTGTCGTGCTGCAGGCTGGCTACGAGGGCAACTACGGGATCATCTTCGACGGCCAGATCAAGCAGGTGCGACGCGGGCGCGAGAGCCAGACCGACACGTTCCTCGACATCACCGCGGCGGACGGCGACTCGGCGTACAACTTCGCCGTGGTAAACACGACGCTCGCGGCCGGTTCGGTTGCTATGGACCACGTGTCCGTTGCAACTGCGGCCATGAACCCGTACGGCGTATCGCTCGGCTACATGCCGCAGGTGACATGTAACCCGCTGCCGCGCGGCAAGGTGATGTTCGGGATGGCGCGCGACTTTCTGCACGGGATCGCGAAGACGACGCAGACGGTCTGGAGCATCCAGGACGGCAAGGTGGTGATGGTGCCAGAGACGGCGTACATGCCCGGTGACATCCCGAAGATCACGTCCGAGACCGGCATGGTCGACTTGCCGCAGCAGACGCCGAACGGCATCGAGGTGAAGATGCTGCTCAATCCGAGCGTGAAGATCGGCCGGCTGATTTGGCTCGACAACGCGAGCATCCAGCAGTACGAGTACAGCCTGAACGTCGGGCAGCAGGCCGAGAACGAGCGGATCGAGATGCAGGCGAAGCTGCAGGACGACGGCTTCTACTACGTGATGCTCGCGGACGTGAGCGGCGATACGCGCGGCGAAGAGTGGTACACGAGCGTGATCTGCCTGGCGGCGGACGTCACGGTGCTGCCTGACTCGTTCAAGGACAAGGCCGCAGTCCCACCCGCGAACGTGATCAAGAAATACGGCTAGCGGCCGTACGTCGGAAGGGCCTTGATTGTCATCGTCGTGTTGTCGCCGTTGCGTTTCACATCCGCGCGGGCGAGCACGTTGAGCGGCATCGACTTCGTCGGCATCGTCGGAACGATGATCACGGCATCGCCGTCGATCGTCTCGCCCCAGCAGCCGATGTCCCACACGCCGCGGTAGGACTCGTAGCGCCGCATGTTCTTCGCGTTCGCGAGCGGCAGACCACACTTTTTCGCGGTGTAGAGGATGGTCGGGAACTCGTTCTCGACGGTCACGCCGACCTTCATGCCGGCGAACGGGTAGACGTAGGCATCGTCAGCGACGGCGGCGAGCGGCGCGAGCAGCGCGGCGGTCAACAGCATTTTTTTCATTTTCATCCCATGGATCGACGTGAAAGGGTAGGCGACCCGGAAGTCGCCCTGCGTGAAGCGTTCGACGGCGTGCGCGCGGGCATCTGGACGGCGATGCCCGGCATTATCCAGTCGTTCGAAAGCGCCGCCGACCGGCCGCCTACGTGCAGCGTCCAGCCGGCCATCAAGGCGCAGGTGCGCAGCATCGACGGCACTATCCAGAGCGTCGCGCTGCCGCTGCTGGTCGACTGCCCGGTCCAGTTCCCCGCTGGCGGAAATTGTACGTTGACGTTTCCGGTGGCGCCCGGCGACGAGTGCCTCGTCGTGTTCGCCTCACGCTGCATCGACGCGTGGTGGCAGTCGGGCGGCGTGCAGGAGCAGGCCGAGTTGCGCATGCATGATCTGTCGGACGGGTTTGTGTTGCTCGGCTTTCGATCGCGGCCGCGCGCGCTCGTCGGCGTCAGCGACACCTCGACGCAGCTGCGCAGCGACGACGGCGCGACGTACATCGACCTGAACCCGGCACTGCAGAAGGTGAAGATCGTGGCGCCGGGCGGCTTCGACGTGGTCGCTCCGCTGTCCACGTTCTCTGCCGCCGTGACTATCACGGGCCTGCTGACGTTCGTCGGCGGCATGGTCGGCAGCGCGGCCAGCGGCGCCGCCGCAGTGTTCAACGGCATCCTCAACGTGATCGGCCAGATCACGGCGAACGGCAAGCGCGTCGACGATACGCACACGCATCCCGATGCGCAGGGCGGTAACACGGGCCCGGTCAACTGAGATTCCCATGCGATACCGAAAAATCGACGCTGACGGCGATTACGTCTTCGGTGGGGGCGCGGCCGACTTCCTGGTGAACACAGCCGAGACGGTCGCGCAGGCCGTGCTGACCCGCCTGCGTCTGCTGCGCGCCGAATGGTTCCTCGACACGACGGCCGGCATGCCGTGGGCCACCGACGTGCTCGGGAAGTACACAAGCGGTAAGTACGACGCTGCGATCCGCCAGTGCATCCTCGGCACACAGGGCGTTACCGAGCTGGTCAGCTACTCGAGCACGGCAGATCCCGCGACGCGCGTGCTGACCGTCACCGCGACGATCAACACCATCTACGGCACCACCACGGTACAGGCGACATTGTGACTCTCACGACTCTCGCACCCACCATCGACGCGAACGGCATCACCGCGCCGACGTACGCAGACGTGTTCGCGTTTCTGCAGGACAAGTACCGCTCGATCTACGGCGCCGACACATACCTGGAGCCGGACAGCCAGGACGGCCAGCTGCTCGGCGTGTTCGCGAAGGCGATCAGCGACGTCAACTCGGTCGCGATCGCGATCTACCGGTCGTTCAGCCCGGCCACGGCGCAGGGCGACGCGCTGTCGAGCAACGTCAAGATCAACGGCATCGCGCGCAAGGTCGCGTCGTACTCGAGCGCCGACCTGGTGCTGGTCGGGCAGGCTGGAAAGACGATCACGAACGGCGCGGCGAAGGATACCAACGGCGTGCAGTGGATGCTGCCGGCTACGGTGACGATCCCGCCGAGCGGCACGATCACCGTCACGGCTACATGCGCGACGATCGGCGATGTCTCCGCGCGCGCGGGCACCATCAACCAGATCGCGACGCCGGCGCTCGGCTGGCAGTCGGTGACGAACCCGGCGGATGCCGCCGAGGGCGCGCCCGTCGAGAAAGACCCGGTGCTGCGGCAGCGGCAGACGGTGTCGACGGCGCTGCCGTCGCTCACGGTGCTCGACGGCATCATTGGCGCAGTGGCGAATGTCCCGGGTGTCACCCGGTATGTCGCCTACGAAAACGACACCAGCGTGATCGACGCGAACGGCATCCCGTCGCACTCGATTTCTCTGGTCGTCGAGGGCGGCGACGCGACTGCCATCGCGAACGCGATCGCGGCAAAGAAGACGCCGGGGTCCGGGACCTACGGCACGACCGCCGTCATCGTCACGGACATCTACGGTCGTCCGATCACAATCAGGTTCTTCCGACCGGTGGCCGCGCCGATCACCGCGACGGTCACTCTGAAGGCGCTCACCGGCTACACCAGCCAGGCCGGCCAGCAGATCCAGCAAGCCGTGTCGGATTACATCAACGGCGTGCAGATCGGCGGTGGCCTGTCCGGCAGCGTCGAATGGGGTGACGCGCTGACTGCGGCGAATGGCGTGGGCGGCGGCGTCACATTTAAGCTGTCGGGGCTGGCGCTTTCCGGCCCGCGCGGCGCCGGCGCGCCGGACGTCGCGCTGCTGTTCAACGAAGCGGCGTCGTGCACGCCCGCGAATGTGACTTTGGTGGTGACGTGATGGCCGAGCTGACCGACTACACCGCGCTGATCACGTCCGAGCACCGCGACCTGCCTCGGTTTTCGGCGGTGCTCGGCGCGCTCGTGCAGCCGCTCGTCGATCAGATGAACGTGCTGCAGAGCATGCCGGGAAAGTTCGACCTCGATAACGCGGTCGGTGTGCAGCTCGACGACGTCGGCCTCTGGGTTGGCGTGTCGCGGAAGATCCGCACGCCGCTGTCGGGCATCTACTTCTCGTTCGATGTCGCAGGCCTCGGATTCGATCAGGGCATCTGGAAGGGGCCGTTCGACCCTGACACCGGCCTCACGGTCCTCGACGACGACACGTACCGGCTCGTCATCCGGGCGAAGATCGGCGCGAACCACTGGGACGGGACGCTCGAATCGAGCGCCGCGATCCTGAACAGCATCTTCGACGCCGACACGCACGTGTTTATCGAAGACCACCAGGACATGTCGATGACGATCGGCATCTCCGGAAAGGTGCCATCTGCGGTGTTCCTCGCGCTGCTCGCTGGCGGCTACATCCCGCTGAAACCCGAGGGTGTCCGTGTCAACTACACGATCGTCACGACCGTCGACAGCGCGCCGCTGTTCGGCTTCGACATGTCTGGTCCATACGTGGCCGGCTTCGATGTCGGCGCGTGGGGCAAACCGATCTGACTCACGCAACGCATGTCCCGCTTTGAGCCGCCTTCATTCGGGCGGCTTTTTTTATGCTCGGAGCACTGATGGCAAACAACAATTTCAAGGCGTTTGCGGCGGCTGCCGGCGCGAACGTGATGACGCAGTCCGACTACGAAGCGCTCGCCGCTCTTCTGACTGGATTCGTCAGCGGTACCGCCCAGTCGAACCAACTCAACAAGGTCTGGCGCCAGAGCTCGATCATGTCCGCCGTACTCGCGCAGTTCATCGTCGACCTCACGGGTCAAGATGCGATCGACGACGGCACGACGGCAAATTTGCTGGCGAACCTGAAGGCTGCAGTGCAGGCGCAGTCCGCCGCAGTGGTCGGCCAGGCGCGAAATGTAGTCATGTCGGTAGCCGCGGCTTCGAGTACCGCGACGCTCTCTGCGGACGAGATAGTTGTTGGCACTGCGCTCGGCGGTCGGAAGTACCTGCTGAATCAGTTTTCCAAGACGCTCAACCTCGCGATCGCCGGCGCGGGCGGCATCGATTCCGGAGGCGCTCCGGCATCGGGCTATGTCGCCCTGTACGTGATCTACAACCCAACCACGGGCGCCAGCGCGTTGCTCGCCACGAACGCCACGAATGCCGTCGCACCGAACGTCTACGGGGGCGCCAATATGCCGGCCGGCTATACCGCGAGTGCGCTCGTGAGCGTGTGGCCGATGAACGGGAGCGGACAATTCGCCGTTGGCCTCCAGGCTGATCGCAGCATTTCGATTCTTCCGAATGTGGTCTTGAACAGCAACACCAGCCAAGCGTCCCTGACCGCGCTTTCGATTGCTGGAGCCGTGCCGAAAAACGCAGTATCGGTGACGCTACGCTCGTCTCTATCAAGCGGTAGTGCAGGATGGAGCGGGAATATCACCGTGTCGCCGTCTATCGCAGGGTCGGGAATTGCACCTCAAACAGTCGGGGGCAGCAATGGCGCGGCGAATTCCGCTCTTTATGGAACGCTTCCCGATGTCGGAATAGTCGGCAGCAGCCAGCAAATATTCTATATTTGCAATGCCAGTCCGGGTACTCCGACCTACGGAATCAACGTTCTTGGATATAAATTCTGAGGCCCACCTATGGCGACAATCTACGTACAGTTTTCGGACTCGGATGAGACCGCAATCGTGTCGGTTTTCAGTGCGCCGCAAGACGCAACGGCATATTCCAATCTTGGCGAAGTGACCGAGGCCGATGCACGTTATTCGGCGTATTACAACGGCTTGCCGCCATGGGCACAACAGGGGATGCTCCAGCCGAGCACGGGCGAGTAGGTTGGGCTGGTGGGGGGGGGCTGCGGGAGCCTCAATGATTTTGAGGCTCCTCCTGGAGGCTATGCGGCGGTTGAGTTTTCTGCAGACGTAAGGCGGCCACTTTCTGTCAGATTTCGATTTCGAATCTTGTGGCGTATCGCTATCACGCGCTTCTCGATCAATTCGTATGATAGCCATGCAAGTATTAACGACACCCCTAGCAACGCAGGAATGTACAGACTCGATTTTTCTGATAGTCCGGCAACCTGAAAGCACAACATTACAAAGCGATGGTTAAGAAATAATCCATAGCTGAGATTGCCCATGAATTCATCAACTCTTCCCAATTTAAATTTCGACAATACATAGACAACTGGAATGCCGACGACCATGCCGAAAAGCACTTCGAAGATGTAAGGGCGTTGCAATTCCGGATGATAGACCACATAACCGAATAAACCACAGGTAGCGACATAGCAGGAAATGACTGCGCGCACGCTGGTGTTCCGGCGCAGAAAGCTTCCGAAAATGAACATGAAGAGCGTTGCCGGAAGCATGCGATACCCCCAGGTATCCGAATCGATGATGCCGAATAGCGGAAGGGAGAAAAATGCCGCGGATAACGCGAATGCTATTGCTCGTGCTCGAAAAGCAAGAATGAAAGGAATTACAAGGTAGAACTGAGATTCAAGGCCAAGTGACCAGGCCTGAGGGATGATCAGGCAGTCTGTGAAGTACGTATAGAAGTTGAGCGGGAGCATCGTCAAGTTGAGCATCAACTTCGCCGGCGTTATTCCGGAGAGGTAGAAGGACGACGGATGTGCGATCCATGCAAGTAGCAGTGTGAGAGAAAAATAAAGCAGGAACTGGGGAAAGAGACGCATCGCGCGGTCCAGGTAGAACGTCCATGTCCGTTCAACGCCTGGATAGCTCTTATCGATCAGCGCGGTCATAACGTAGCCGCTGATGATGAAAAATGATATGACCGCAATGACACCGATTTCTCGGCCTAGGACGGTAACCCGGATGTGCGATAGAAGAACGGCTACAGCCAAAAGTAATCGATAGATGCCCATCACTAAGCCTTTTGATTTTTTGCGAATTCTATCAGGATTTTGAGGCAGTTTTTCCACCTATACAAATCGGCCGCCTTTGGGGCGGTTTTTTCTTTACGGGGACTCGATGAAGAACGATCTCGTAGCCAGCGCAGTGAAGGTCGCGCCAGCAGTGGGAGGCAGTTTCTGGCCGTGGCTAACCGGCCACGACATCAACTGGTGGGTAGCCGTCGCGACGATCGCGTACATCGGGCTGCAGGCGTACTACCTGGTCAAAAACAAGGGAAAGAGGGCATTGCTCGATGGCTAACGTACCGAAGAAGACACTCGCGGGTGTTGTGGGGGCTGCTGCGGCAGCCCTTCTTTTTTCTATGGTCCCGAAGTTTGAGGGGCTCGAGCTCGTCGCGCGACCGGACCCGATCGGGATCATCACGGCCTGCTATGGCGACACGAAGGATGTCCGCGCCGGCCAGCGCTTCACGCCGGACGAGTGCCGCGCGCGCCTCGAACAGCGGCTGATCGAGCACGCCGAGCCGGTTCTGAAATGCACGCCGATCCTGAAGGGGCACACGTACCAGCTCGCGGCCGCGGTGAGCTTCGCCTACAACGTCGGCACGGGCGCGTACTGCGGCAGCACGACGGCGAAGCGGTTCAACGCCGGCGACTGGAAGGGCGCGTGCCGCGCGATGAACGAATCGGACAGCGGCAAGCAGCAATGGGTGTACGGAGGTGGCCACGTGCTGCCGGGGTTGGTCGAGCGTCGCGAGTTCGAACGCGCACTTTGCGAGCGCGGCCTATGACGACCACGAAAACCCACGAAATGCACCGCACGCTCGCCGAGGACGTCTTCTACCCCGACCACGAGCCGCGCACCGAGTCTCCGACGTTCCGCGCGAGCAAGCGCGCGATGAAGGCGGCCGGCGGCTACGTCTGCGCGGTGTGCGGCGACGACCAAGCGGTCGAGTCGCATCACCGGTTCTTCGAGTGGGCGTTCTCACATGCGATCGACTGGAAGTGGATCCGCGAGGTCGCGCTCAACAAGTGCGACACGATGTTCAGCCACAAGCTGCGACGCATCGTGCCGATCCCGCTTCAGCACCCGATCTGGGACGTGATCAAGCTGACGCAGGGCTTCGACTGGGAGGCGTTCGATCCGGCCCGGCCGGAGGCATTCGTCGATTCGACCTACAACCAACTGCTGCTGTGCGCGCTCCATCACCGGGGCAAGGATCACGGCCGGCACGAGGAAAGCGATCCGGTCTGGAGCGTGCAGGCGTTCCTGCTGCCGGGCTTCGTCTATTCGCCGGACGAGCTCAAGCAGCTGCACGCAAAGGAGCGGAAATGATATTTCTGAAGCTGGCATGGCCGTACGTGCTCGCCGCGTTGCTCGGCGCGGCGGCTGGATCGTATGTGGTCCACCTGATCAGCGCGCGCGAGATCGCAGGCATGAAGGCCGACGCCGCGACGGCTCAAGCGAAGGAGGTGGATGCCGCGCGCGCTGAGGAACAACGCCGCACCGCGGCCCAATCGGAGATTGCAAAAGATGCGAACCAACAACGCACGGCCGCGCTCGCGGATGCTTTTGCTGCTCGCGCTGCCGCTGGCAGCCTGCAGCAGCGCGTCGACCAGCTCGTCGCAGCCGCCCGCCATCCCGCCGCTGCCGCCGGAAGCCCGGCAGCCGGCGACGCCCTCGATATGCTTGCCGACGTGCTCGGCCGCGCTGACCAGCGCGCGGGCGAGCTGGCAGAGTACGCTGACCGTGCCCGCATCGCCGGCCAGCAGTGCGAGCGCGACTACGACGCGCTGACTGCGCCGAAGTGACGGCGCTCAGCCCCTGTGTCGGTGGCTAATTGATCGGCTCGATGTAGAACCCGCGCGCCGTCAGATCCATCGTGACGTCGCTGAACGAGTCGAAAATGTCGTATCCGCATTCGACGTACGTGGTCTTGGAATCGAATCGGAGTTCCTCGATGTTGCGCTTCCACGTGAGCGGCAAGTCGGTCGAGTGCCCTGGATCGAAGTGGGTGACGATCAGGTACGGAGGGCGGACGCCGCGAGGCGGATACTGTGTGCGTAGCACGAGCTCGACGTAGACGACGACATGGTGTTCCGGGATGCGGTCCGCGTAGCGCAGCAGGTACGCCCGCAGCGAACGGCCATCCTTCCGGTCTTGCGCCGAGGCGAACCCGAACCAGTCGTCGTCCGAGTCGCTGAATTCTTCCGCAATCGTGCGCATGTCGATCTCCAGTGCCACGAGCGTCCAGAATGCCACATGTGCGTCACGAGTTCATTCGTGCCCGTCGCAGCTCGTCGCGAAGCATGTGGTAGAGCTTTCGAAACGGCCCAAACGGACCATCCAGATCGCCGCGGTCCGACGTCGCGCTGTCGGTCGATTTCCACCAGTCCATGACTTTCTCAAGAGACTTTCTCAGCGCCACGATCTCGAGGATCAGGCGCCGGACCTCAGGGTCGCGGTTGGTGCGCCAGAGCTCGCGCAGCTCCGATTCGGTCGGGGCAACGAAGTCCGGCATCGGCACGTGGCGCCGGTATGGTTCCTTGAGCGGCACCACATTTCGATCGACCCTTGTTTCGTCCAATGCGCGGGCGTTTGACTCGTCAAGGAACTGCCCGGTCATAGGCTGAAATTCGGCGCGCGTGACGGGGAGAAGCGTGTGCCGGCGCTCCCCGGATTCGAGGTCTGTGTACTCCCAGATGTAGGCCCAGCGCGGATTCAT